ATCTAATTTTGATTTCATAATAGCAGAAAAAATACCAAATGATAATCTTCTTATAGTTGAGCAAAAATATTTAGATTTGTGTAATAATGATAAAAATATTAGTTACAATATGAGTAATGATACTAAAAGCACCAATGAAAGGAAAACATCATATTAATACTGCTAAAGAAAAAATTAGAATGTGTAATATAGGAAGAAAACATACCTTACAAACTAAATTAAAAATGAGTATATCTAAAAAAGGAATAAAAAATCCAAAATTGGGAAGAAATATGTTTGGAGAAAATAATCCAATGTATGGAAAACATCATACAGAAAAATCTAAAGAAAAAAATAGATTATCTCATTTTGGAAAATATGATGGAAACAAAAACCCAAATTATGGAAAAAAACATAGTTATATTACGAGACAAAAAATTAGTAAATCGTTATTGGGCATTCCATCACCAATGAAAGGAAAACATCATACAAACGAATCAAAAGAAAAATTGAGTATATCACACAGAGATAAAACCACATTTAACTTTAAAAATATAAAAACAAATGAAATATTTATTGGAAATTCCTATGATTTTTCTCAAAAATTTAATTTTCCTTCAGGAAATGTTAGGCCATTTGCTAAAGGAAAAATTAAACATTTTCATAATTGGATTATTTTCTAAATTTTCCTCTATTGTAAATAAAATCGTTGTATTCCTCATCATTCTTACATCCTATAGATTCCAGAAATATTTGATGTCTCCACTCTGAAAATTTTTTACATATTTCTCTATGTCTTTCTTGAGACAATCCCTTTTTAGTTATTAAATATGGAGCAGGTCCAATATGACTTAACCTAGTAGTCAATTCTAAAACATCTAGGCCAAATATTTCTTGTAATTCTTCCGTTGTCATTTGCTTATTGTATTTAATCCACCACTAATTTTAGTACATTTCCATTTTGATTTCTTTGCTTTTTGTTTATCTTTCCATTCACGAGTTTTTGTCCATTTCATGTGGTTATATCTATTTTTTAATGGATTAAGAAAACAATGAATTTCTCCCATTTCATTTTCAGTATAAGGAACAAATTTTTTCTTTCCTTTTGGATCTATTTCATAATATCCTCTTGATACTTGTTCGTGGATAGAAGCAGACACTTCAGTTGGTACACTAAAATATTTTAATGTTTTTGCTATTCTCATATAATTTCACGTGTTTCTGTATTTATAGTTTTAGTAAAATTAGGACCGTTGGTTTCTATTATTGTAATTTGATCTGCTCTTTCTATAACCACATCTTTAAGATTTTTTTCTTTAATATGGTCTTTAGCATTTTGTTTTGAAAGAAATTCAAATAATCCTATATGATTATTACTAACATATCCTTTTTCTTTTCCTACTTTTTTAATTCTATATAATATTCGTGTATAATTTTTAGTTTTCATAATTAATGATAAGGTAAAATCCGTTCCCACTCTATTTCTTTAAAACAATCTAAATCCGTGCCGCCGCCATATGAAATTGACGATTGCAACGCTTGTTGTATTTCATTCATTCTCTGTGAATATGTAAGACCTTCTTCTAATTCAAGAGTTCTACCTTCAACGTGTCGTCTTTCTCCTTTGACTTCATATGAAGTAGATCCACGATAAACTTTTTTTCCACCAACAATTTTAGCCGGTGAATCAATACAAGAAGCAAACCAGCCACCCGCCATTATCATAGTGGCTCCGAAGGTCAATGCTTTAGCAATATCTCCATAATATTTGGCACCACCATCAGCAATAATTGGTTTAGGATTTAAACTAAAAGTTACTATAGCATTAGCCTCATAAACAGAATGTAAAGTTGGAAGATGAAAACCAGTTTGATAACGAGTAGTACAGATCGAACCGCCTCCTATACCTACTTTAATAGCATCAATATTTAAACCAGCAAGAAATTCCACTCCTTCAGCAGTAGCAACATTTCCAACAATAAGTTTTGAAGTAGGAAATTTCTCACGAACCCACGGTATGACATCATCAACACTTTCATGATGAGCATGAGCAACGTCGATTGTTATATAATCTATTCTATAATTTTTATTACGAATATCATTTAAAATATTTTGATCTTTTTCATTAATACCCGTAGAAATGCTAATTAATTTCCAATTTTCTTCATTAGCTTTGGCTACAAAACTATGAATCGGCATATATTCTGTGTTATATTCTCCAAATCTATGAAAAATATAAAAATAATCATTTTCTGATAACCACTTGGCATTATCGTATGATATAACATCCTGCATATTTGCCGGAATAATTGGTAGTTTATATGTTCTTCCCAGAAATTCTACAGAAGTATCAGCCTTACTTCTACTTTGTAGATAAGAATATTTAGGGCGAAGACAAACCGTATCGTATGATAATAAAAAATCTTTCATTTACGTGGATAATATTACCACACAAATGAAAGATGTAAATTTATTTTAAATGCTTATGTTTTTTATATATTTTGTTCGTCAACAACTTTTTTAACTTCTTTAATTAATGCTTTGAGTTGTTCTTTTGTAATACTTTCTTTATATGTTTTTACAACTCCTCTTGGAGCGTATTTGGCCATTGGTACTTTAGATTTTTTAGTTTTTGGTGCCACAGAAACTTTAGGAGTATTCGTAGGCTTTGCTGCTGCAATTACATTGCCAGAAGCCGAAACAGGTCTATTAAAATTGACATCTTTTTTTGTCATTTGAATGGGTTCTAGTTTTTTAAGTTTTGGTTCTGGCTTTACAGTTTGAGATTGTTGTTGTGCTATTTTTTTATTTGACTGTTTAGATAAATCACTCAATCCTTGCCATGCTTTTTGTAAAATATTAGATTTTTTAGGAATTGTTGGCGTCGATGCAGAAGGAATTTCGAATTTATTTCGTATAACAGGCGGTTTAATAACAGGAGGAACATTTCCTTGTGGAGAATATGTAAAATTATCACCTGCTCCTGTAGAAGAAGTAGATGTAGGTGAAGAATCACTCCTAGAAACGTTTGATGTTGTTTGTGGAGAAACCTTTTTGGAATTAGATGTTACATTTTTTCGTAATAGTGTTAATAATTGTTGATTATTAGGTCGTTTTGCATTTTTAATTAAAATATCAATAATAGATTTTTTTTCTGTAGGTGAAAGATTTTGAATTACCTTTTTTAAATCAACACCTGAAAATGTTTGTTTTGCTTGAGTTTCATTCATATTATTTTATATATACATATATTCATTTTATCCATATATATTTTAAATTTCCACAATCCCATATTCTATCCCAACCATTGTTTTTCATATTTTCCCATTCTGATAATGAAGAATTAAACATTAACAGTTTTTTTGAAAGAGTGTGTTTAGCAAATCCATATCGATGAAATCGTTTATAATTAATACCACGATTAAAATACCAATAATTCGGTATTCCATCAGATATTTTTTTAAAACCAATTTTTTCATATATATTATTTTCTTTGGAAGTCCATCTCCTATCAGCATAACTTGTTATTTTTGACGGATTATAGTTTTCAATGAAATAATTTAATAATTTACCTGCACCACCCAAAACATTGCATGTATTTAAAGAAGCATATCTAGATAATTCATATTCATCCTTTTCGCTTTTTTGATTCATAAATATTCTTTTTTTACAAAAAGTCATTACTGCTACAAGTTCTTCATTATAAAATAATCCTAAATTTATAGTAGATATATCATTTCCTTGTATATGATTTTCATTTAAAAAGTATTTTTTTTCATCAGGAATCAATATTTTAATTTTACATTTTCTAGCATATATTTTTTTCATTTGATTCACTCCTAATAAGTGTCTTAGTTTAGATTTTACAATTTCTTGTTTTTTTAACCATTCATCTTCAAAAATATGAATCAATTTTATATTTTTATTATTACAATCTATTAATTTTGAAAGATGATAATTTTTATCTTTATTTCCATTTATTTCTCCGTGCCAAAACAAACCATCGCATTCTATAGCAATATTTTTTGATGGTATATAAATATCTAATTCTTTGTTATTTAATAAGATAGATTTAGTATTTTCTATAATAATTTCATTTGGCAATAAAAATTTAACATATTCAGTTATTTCTTTTTCAAATAAAGATGATCCGGATGATGGATAACACGTTAAGCATCTAGGAATTCTATCCCATCTTAACTGATAAGAAAAAATATTTTTACAATATAAACATTCAAAATTATATTTTTTACCAACTCCTAAATATTCATCTTTTGTACATAATATTTTTACTTTATCTTTAAATCTATCAGATTGTAATAAATTATTATAAAAATCATCTCTTTTAGTTTTACTTGTTTTTTCTGATATATCTTTAATTTTTTGGATATTATTTACACCATATTTTTCATTTATTATATTTTCTTTTATATCTTGTCTTTCCAAAAACCATTCCGTTCCAAAATGTTTTAAACAAGTTTGTTTTTTCTTTTCTGATATTTCTTTTAGTTGAGAAATATTAGATACTCCATATCTATTCTTTATAGTAACGTTTCTTTTTTCTATTATTTTTCTATTAGAAAGACCATATTCAGTACCATAACGTTGTAAATTTGTGGATTTAATTTTGTTAATAGTATTTGGATCAAACTGTGCACAAGAACAACAACACGTTCTCAAATAACCATTAGTAAAAGCAAAAAATGTAGTGATATTATTACAAACGGGATTACAACATTTATTTTTTTCTAAATTATCATTTACTATGTGCCATATTCTTTGGGGTAAGATTGGATTTATGTCATCCAAAAAAGAAGTGATATCTAATATTTTTTGATATTCTTTTGAATATCCATATTTTTCAAACCACTCTTTTTTACACCGTTTTGAAACCAATTTGTTATTTATAATAAGATTAATTTGTATCCAAGTTTTCATTTGATTTTATTGCTTTTGATATATAAGTATACATTCAAAAGGAAATAAAGTCAAAATCTTTATTTATTTTATTTCAGATAAAATATCTCTTATAATTGATTCTATTTTCATCCATTTATCGAAAATTGGGGGATTTATACTGGTTTTTACACCTTCGCTTAGATTACCAGCAGGAAACATAAATGCTCCTCTCGTGCTTGGATTTGAAACAAAATCAAATGCGATTAGTTCGAAGTCATCTTGAACAAAATCGGCATCTTCATGTATACTCTTTTTAATTGTTCCAAGACCTCGGCTAGAAATACCTAAACGAATATTAGCACGAAATAATTCTCGTAAAATATTACCGTTTGGAGTAGGAAGAATTTCAATAGAGCCAATTAAGTCGTCCCCTTCCCAATGCATTTCAACAACATTATGAGAAACATTTTGAAGATTTACTACGGACGATTCCGGGTGATCGCAATTATGTGTCCACGTTATTTTTCCATTATATCGCATTAACCAGGTGGAATTTGGAATGGTAACACAATATACATAATCATTAAAATCTACTAATTCAGCATATAAAAATCTACAATCCAAATAAATTCCCTTTGTAGTTTTTTCGTGTATTATATGTAAAGGTTTAGTGTTTTCAGCAAGAATCAATCTATCTGCAAAAATCCTATCTTCTGGTGTTCTTATGCTTGTAGTTGCACCACTTCCAAGTTTTAACATTATTTCAAACGTATCTTCAGAAAGTTGTGGCGATATAGTACAATATTCTCGAATTACTTTTCCACAAACCATTCTATTTTTTCCATCTCCTAAAAGCATCCATTTCAATAAGATATTTAGTAATCTTACACTCCATTGTTTTGCGTATTCCGGTATTTTTTTAGTATAAGAATTACCAAGATCAAACAAATGGTTGTGTAAAAACTCATTAACAATAATGAACTGTCTATTATTTCGTAATACATATTTAAACGGAAGTCGTTTAAGAAGTTCTTCGATCATTGCTTTTGTATCTTCTTTAACTTGAGTTATTCCGACCAAATTACTTTTTCTTCCTCCTTTGGTTCCCGCACAATGTCCCTCGGCGAGATAGATACCTAAGAAAGCTGCCCAATCATCTGTCTTAATTTTTATTTCAGTATTGGGCAAAGTAAAATATTCATTATCTTCACCAATCCAATTTCCCGAATTCCTTATATAAGAATGAGAAACTCCAGAATCATTATTTTTGATTTTTTCATATAATTCTTCAGCAGTTATAACATATGGTTTATCATATCTATCCCATAAAACTACTTTGTGTTTTTTTGTAACCATTATATCTAAGTTTTTTGAGTTATAAATATGAACCATCTGATCATTGTATAATTTTTCAACAGTATCGGTTACTTCTTGTATTTCTAACTGGTTATTACTAATGTTCAATGTAAAAACTTCGTCACCCACAGAAATATTTTCGATATTTTCCCATCCATCTTTTGTGAATATTTCTGTTCCTGCCGGCACACATTCCCCAATAGCCCGTCTTTCCTTTACAAAATTTTCTTCATATTTTTTTGCTTCTCGCATTAAAATATCTTTTCCATATACACGACCATTCTGGTTTTTTATTCCAGCACGTTGAAGAATTCCTTTCACGATAAGTTTTCGCATAGGATCTCTACTTGCTTCTTCAAAAATTATATCCCGAATTGGTTCAAAGGATATACAATCGATTAATAATTGTCTGTTGTCCATATTAAGATTTCCATCCGATTTCTTTTATATATTCCATAAGATATAATCTTCCAATTTTGGAAATACTAATGGAACCATTACTAAATTTTTGTCCAATATTTCCGCATTCCCACAAAGCTTCTCTAGCAACTAATTGTATATCTCTTGTATCTACTGATTCTCTAATATGATCTATTGGAATCTCTAAATTACATCGATATGAACGAGTTTTAGATTCATTAACAGTAGAAGTAACTTTTTTAATATATTTACCAAAATTTTTGGTTTCATTTACCATAAAGTTTGATAAGATAGATTTCAAATCATTGTTTATTTCTTCAGCAATAGCTCTTTTTTTCTTTTTAACTGGTGGAATTTCCATTTGTGGAACTCCCGTATCTTGTGGAGTAGTTGCTATTGATGGTTGTGGCTGTTGAGCAGGAACTTGTCCAGAAGGAATAGTTGGTGCCGCTGGCGGCACCATAGGAGGAACAGTTTGTCCGCCTTGTGCTACATTTGGTTGTTCTTCTCCAGGAGCAGCTGTTGATGCGTCCTCTGGTTCTCCAGGAGCTTCAGTTTCAGTAGATCCACCTTCAACACCCTGTTCAATCTTAATATTAACTCCAGGTGTCAAAAAATATTTTTTATCATTCTCATCTTGAACAATAACAACCCACTCTTTATACCAAAATTCTACATTAATCTTTTTAATTTTATCGATTGTATAATCTGTTTTTGGTTGACCATAACCACGAGAAGCATTGGTAGAAACACTTTTACCAACCAATTGTTTATTCATTTTATCAAGAAGTTTTTTCTTTGCTTCAGATTCAGCACGATTCTTTGCATCTTCAAATGCACGAAAATCTTTAGTCCAATCGTATTCGTTTGGATCTTCTGGAGTAGGAGTACTATCCATTTCTGGTTCTGGTACGGGTGGTTGTTGATCCATAGCTGGTGCTGGTGGAGCTTGTAAAGGCTCTGGTGCTCCCATAGCTGGCATCCCCGCTGGAACTTGTTCTATAAGGGTGATTAACGAACGTAATTTAATCATAATTTCTTTTCCTCTTCTGAAATACTTTTTACAACTTTAAATCCTAATTTCTCACTAGCATCGATAGCTTTCATAGACCCCATTTTATTCTTACTTCCCCAGGCAGGAGTTTGATATCCTGATACAGCTCCAGTTGATGTCATTTCTTTCAATCCAGTTGTTCTTGATAATCTACAACCATCTTCCATATCATCTGAATATGTTCCGTCAGGATTAGTCATTTCATTTGATTTTCTTCTACCCATTGGAGGACTAAATCCTGCTACTGCTCCTGTTCCTGATTCTTCTTCAATATCACCAATGTGAGTTATTTGAAATTTTTTTACATACCAACCACGGCCGTCTTTATCTCCGATCCATCCTCTTCTTCCATCCCACTGAGAAAGAGTAAATACTTCATTACTTTCAGCATAAGGTGGTTTTAATCTTACTTTATCACCATTTTTAAATTCTTCTTCATTTCCAATTTCTTCTTTTAAATCTGGAATATCCATTTCATCAGCAGTAATAAGATTATTCCTATCAGGATTTGTGGTTTTACTCAAAATAGCTGGTTTTCCATTAAACATTCCTACAGCACAACAATAAGCATTACCACGAGTTTTAAACTGCCATACACCTTTATCATCTTCTTCTTCTCCAAAAATATCCCAATAATTTCTAGCAATTTTACTAGCCGTATCATAATCAACTCCTGGTCCTAATTTAATAACGCCCCGTGGCACGAAAATACCTTCCGGTTCATATTGTTTATCTACTTCATCGTCTTCTGCAGATTCTTCTACATTTACAGCACCAAAAAAATCAGGAGATTTATCTTTGTTAGCAATCATTTCATTGACTTTCAAAGATTTAACTTCTTTTATTATATGTTTTAAAAGAACCTTAAGTTCTGATTTTTTCATTCTATTTTCTCACAATCCAGTTATATAATAGTTATTTATTTATAGTATCTTTTATAGATTTAATTAATTCATAAGAAAGTAATACTGTCATAATAATACCATCCTTAACAACTTTACTCGGTTTTATACGACCAAGTTGATGTATAACTTCATTAATTTTAATTTTAACTACCTCGGAATCCTTTATCTTTGTATTGAGTTCAGTAAGTTGTGCCTTAACGTCACCAATTTTTTCACAAATAAAGGTGCCAAGAGAGTTAGTATTGGAAATATTATTAATATATTCTCTCAATACGGATTTTTGATCATCATCAAGTGATTTGTATTTTTTATTAAGACCATCAACTAACAATCTATATGAAAGTAAACGAATCTCTTCGCTTTGTTGTTCATAAAACTTAAGTAAATTTTCTTCCTCACTTGGCGATTTCTTTCTATCAGATACGTGTTCAACTAAGTATGTCTTAGCTTTATATATTTCCCTAACGTCAAATTTAACATCTTTTGAAGTAGCATCCTCGAAGAGTTTAAATATGGAAGCTAACGTCTTATAATTTCGAATGTTGGATTTTAAAAACTCATCAATTGGATATGTCTCTTTTATTTCCTTGATAAGTTGATATTTTTCTCTCAAAAGTTTAGCATCACTAAGTTTCTTTCGTTGTTCAAGTATAACTGATAAAAATCGTTCTGCGAAGGTCGTATCCTTGACCTTTTCGTTTAAAATAAAATTATAAAGTCGCCATTCCTTCCCCAGTTCTGTATTTTCTTTGAAATATTTGAAGAGAATTTCTTTGGCTTTGGAATCATCGGTTCCGGCAATAATATCAGCTGTAATTTGACGCGTTAATAGCTCAAATAAAATGCCGGTATTTCTAAATTTAGAATGGCGCTTTTTCTTGATAGACATAAATTTAATTCTTCTATTTTATAAATATGATATATATACGTCAAAATATATTATTTCAATTATTCATCTATTAGAATTTCTGGATCCATAATAGACTTGTTTCCATTGGTTTCCTTAATTAAATTTTTCTTTTCACTTCCCTTTTTTGACAGATAAGCATCTAGACTTTTGATTACATTTCCTTTTTTCATTGTAGCCACTCTTTTTTTATTCTCTTCCTTTTTCTTAGCCTCATCTATTGATAATGGAGATTTTTTAGAAAATTTATGAGTTATAGCACTACCAGGACGAGGTTTACTATTATTTTCTATATTTCCTAGAGGATCTTCTCCAAACGGATAATCTGCTCTAGCATCTTTTTCTCCACTTTGATCACGGTTTCTTTTATATTCTTCTGAGTGATCATCATTACTTTCCTCTACAGGATTTTCTATTACAACTTCTTTATCTTCATTTTTTTCAGTTTCCATAATTGGTGGGCCGCCTAGTCCTCCTAATTCTCCACCAGGACCACCCAATTCAGATCCACCGATTCCCCCACCGCCGACCAAACCTCCACCTCCACCTAGACCTCCACCTCCTAAACCTAAATCTCCTCCACCACCCATACCCGGTTGAGCGTTAGGATTTGGATTGATCTTCTTGAACGGTTGAGCAGGATCATTACCTTCTTCCTCAATAGAACGAAAACGGTAAAGTTGCTTAGAATCATCCACAATTTCATCTCTAAGACCTTCAACATCGTCTTCTGATAAATTAAATACATTTTTATATACCCATTCCTTCGGAAAGAGTTTGATTTCCATCATACGAGAAGCAACCTCAACTTTATTACTCCAAACCTCAATCTTCTCTTTTTCAAAGATGGTCGATGGATTAGTAAGTTCTAGTTTAAAATTAACCAATGATTCATCCCTATATCCTTGGGCATATAAATGAACTATAGCAATTTTTTCTAATTCAGAAATGAGGATTCTTTGAACACGTTGAATTGTACGAGCAAAGCGAACGTCTTCTGAATTATGTATTATAACTCCTGCCGAAGTAGCAAAATTATGATAATTTTTAATAGTTATATCACAAGTATCTCTTTTTTCAGATAACCGTTCAATTTTTATTACTTTATGATTTTTTACATATTTTTTAGAAAAATCTCTTATAGAGTTATAACCGTTTTCATAAATCAATTTATGTATATATGCTTTTCCACATTCCAGAGATTTGGATACTAATTTTGTATTATATCCATTTTCAGTAGAAAATTGAACTAAATCAATAAATGTTGGTAATGGGTTATTAAATCCTTTAGATTTCCTAAATGCTTCCACCATTAATGAAGATTTTTTATATTTTTTATTATTTTCTCTCAATAATTCTTTTCTATTACCACTATCTTTTTTCCATTTATTTTTACACATTTCAGACCATTCTATAGAATTAAACTTATATTGAGCAAGATTTTTCTTTAACCGCTCTTTTTCCTCTGGATTATTATTTATATAATTTATTCTTTCTAAAGATTTTTTCTTTCTAAACTCATCAGATTTTTTGTAAGCAATAGCTTCTGGAGAACAAAAAGTTTCATATGTATGATCTTTGTGAATATTTCTATGCTCAAGAAAAGTTAATCTTTTAAGATTTGGTGGGGAATTATCACTTCGCGAAAAATTATCATGGTGTACAATTACTAAATCATTTCTATTAAACTTAGTTTTATTTTTAATATGTGGTTGAATAAGTTTTCCATTAATATGATCATCAATACGTTTATGAGTCCATTCCCATTTTTCCGTAGCAGGATTATAAATCTGTTCATAATCTGATTTTCCATACATTAATTTATTTCTCTTATATAATGGCATCAAAGATTGTCCTTCGGTAAGATCTTTCGCTTCAATCCATTTTCCATCTCTAGTCATAAAATTATGATCAGGAGTACAATCAATATATTCATTGTTATCAAGATGAACTCTAATAATATCAGTATTCATTCTTGTATAACCAGCCCATTCTATTTCTCCCGGAACAATATTTTTTGTGGTTTCATCTATAGAATATACATAATTTTTAATACCAATTTCATAATCTTTAATTAATTCTTCAACAGTCTTGGTTATTCCACTTAATAAAGGTATTTTTGTTTCAGGAACAATGCATGCAAGCGTGGCTTTTCCACTTAGCTCAGATTCGTACCCTAAAAAGGCCTTTGGTATCTTTAAAGCAGCCATCATTTTATTACGAATGTATTCTACATCATCAATACCAGTCCATTCAATACCACTTAATGTTTCAATTGATGTTCCACTATCAGTACCACGAACTGGCAAATAAAAATCCTCAACCATATTTTGTAAATTAAATCGAAGATTATAATCACCTGTATTTTGATCTACATAAGGAACTTTTTTAGTTTTAGAAATCATTTTTTCCATAAATGAATCAACATCTTGTGGAGGAATATTACCAATATCAATTTTGAAAATACGTCTTTCAGGAGCACGCATAATACGATTTATAAGCATCGCGTCTTCCAAAAGTGAATTATGTACAACCACGCCATTAGCAATAAAATTATGGTTATCTGATTCTACCATTATATCATAAACTGAAGAATTTTCTTCATAAGTTTCAATTGATAAAATTCTCTCAAAATCTAAATCATATTCTTGATTAAAATTAATATATAATTTATATGTAGGGAATCTATGAATACCCAGTTCATCAATAGTTTCTTCTGGTTTATAACATTTTACTTCATTACACATTATTCCCGATTGTTGACATAAATGTTTTAATTGAGTAATCATTTCTTTATTAGATAAACCTATTACCGACCATTTCCAAGAACCATCAGCATCAAATAATCCCTTTATAAATTCTTTCTTATTTTGTTTAGATAAATTAAATACCCATTCTGGAATTCTCTTATTTCTAAATCCTGTTAAATAACCAGCGGTTTCCATTATGTATTTTAATTCTTTACTATAAGTTAAAGTACATCCTGGATGCGTATCATTATTTTTTGGATATGTTACGCAAATAGAATCTGAGTATTTTTTAATAATAGAAGTATATTTTTCATTTATTTCGCTATAAATACCATTAGCAAATCCAAGTCCATTTTTAGTTGTCCAACCATCACCCAACATAAAACCAAAAAATCTTATAAAATTTTCATCTAATGTAAATGTAAAATCTTTATTAACGAAAGAAGGATTTTTGGAATTTTTGATATGTAAAAAATACATTTCGTTGGTTATCTTAAATTCCTTTTGAACATCAACAAAAATATTAAATGGTAATGATTTATCACCCATTAAAAAAGCATGTACTTGTTTATAAGGATGATTTTTTATAGTAGATTTAATTCGGTTAATAATACCAACTTTATTATAATTTTTAATATACTCAATTCCAATATTATTAAGTTTAGCATAATACAATTTTGGATTTAATTTGATAGTATAATCTTTATTATCTGATTCTATTGTCGGTAAAACCAAACAATCCCCATTCTTTTTATTTACAATTAAATCTTTAGCTTTTTTATACAAATAATTTCCATCACTATTTTTTACTAAAACATCATGGGTTTCAGTTAAATGTAAAACTCTATGTTTGGTTTTAACTTCCAATGTTTTTTTATTTCCAGTTTTTACACAATTTATAACCTTTGTTGGTTCAACCACGCATTTTTCGTAATTATAAGAATATACAACTGTATTCGGTTTAATATCTTTTATTTTTTGATATCCAATATTTGTCCATATTTCCGAATTTTGATGTAAACAAAGTTGCTTCCATACCCTACGGCCGCCCTCGATCATTGAATTGTGAACTATTATACCATTTGCAATGAAATTAGAATTTAACGATTCTACTTGAATATCATATGTTTCTTTTTCTCCTCTATCTTCTATTTTTCTAACAGGTTCTAAAAATATATTTTTATTATCAATAAAATTATACTTTTCCATTTGTTGCTTTTCATCCGCATCAAAATAATAATTAAAAGAATATTCTCCGTGCTTATTACATTTTATTCCACGAATTTCTACCTCTTCTATTTTATCATTTTCTTTTGGATTTGATGATTTTATATTATTTAACTGAACTAATTTCTTAAAATCATAAATTAAATCTTTGTTACATAACATTATAGAATAACATTTTGCCCATTCATCTTCATGTGTCCAGCCATCAGCATTTCCCAACCCAATTATAAAAGCGTTTTGAATTTCATTATTTGATTCAAATACCCACGAAGGAATTCTTTTTTCTTTAGCATTATCACCAAATCCCATATTTTTTAATATTTTATATAATCTTTTAGAATATAAAATAGCGGTTCTAGACTTGCCGCCATGAAATGTGATATTAGCTTTTTTTCCAGCATATTTTTCTAATATTGACAAATATCTTTTATTCTGTTCTTCATCGACACCAAGAGAAAAACATACTCTATAATTTGCAGATATACCATTTTTATTAGGATAATATTTAGCCCAACCATCACCTACCATAAATCCAAAAAATTCAGCAAATTCATTATCTATCACATCTGGAATTTCATCCTTTTCTGGAACAAAAATAGGACAAGTAATTTGTTTATTATCTAATATATTTTTATCAATTAAAATGGTTTCTTTTGATTTTTTATTTTTATTAGAATTTATTACTAATAAATCACCGATTTTAATATTCTCTGCAATTTTATATTCTAAATTTTTATTTTCGGTATTAAAAACTAAAAATCTATGATTTTTACTGGAATCCACAAAATTGTGTTGAGTAGATATTCTAATGATTTCTTTTGTTCCAGAACAAATTTTATTTACAACCTTAGTTAATTCAAAATTTTTAGTTTTTGTATTAAAAGACCACACGAATTCTCCTATATCTAAATCCTTTATATATTTCGAACCAAACTCTGTATCAATATGTGTAGTAGATACTAAACACTTCCCATAGGGTAAGAAATTGCTGTCGCTCAGCAATCTAAAATGAGCACACTCAAAGGATTCAAGAGTTTCTACTTGTGAAGTATCGGTAGGACGAATTTGAAATTTTACGTAATTTTTATTAAGAGGATCTGTATTTTCGAGACGTTCAACATTATAAGCAGAGATTGGTTCTATTTGATAAACACCATATTCTGGTGAAATATACAATCTCATAAAAAAATCACCATATTTACATGTATTTCTAGTCCATGACCAAAGATTATGTTCAATATTTAATACGTCATAAAAAAGATTAGTTAAAATACCTTTAATATTATCATCTTCAGCATTAACCACTAATACTTTACCCATTTCGTTAATCGTGAGACAATTATGGGTAAAAAGTTTAGAACCATCTTGAGTTTCTATAGCATAAAGATGAGTAGAATTTCCAACATTTACTAAATCATAAGCATTATACTCCCCATCTTCTTGAATTGATACTACACGATGATTATTTGAATTAATTAAATCTTTTATTCCTTTATATCCTTTAGATCTTATATACCACCAAAGTTGTTTATTTGTTAAATTATATTTACTAGATACTATTGATAAATTTCTTAAAATATTATTTCCACATTTAAGTTCTTCTAAAGCTAAGTTTTTAATATCAATAATAGGAATAGTTATACTATTTTCAAAAACATTTTTTAATTGATATATTCTATAAATATTATATTTTTTACATATTTGATTATTTATATCATTTCTATCTTTTCTACTAATATTATATTTTTTCCCTAAATCGACCGATTTTAATCCATTTATAATATCATTTTCATATTCATTGATATTTATTTTGTTTATTGAATTGAAATTCTTCCATCTACCATTTTTATTCCCAGAAAGTTTTTCTCCATACCCAAACATTCCATTTTTTAATCCATTTAAACCATACATTTCTTTTCGTTCTAATTCTGTCATATTAGATATGAAGTTATTCATAAACGCTTTTTGTCTAACAGATACAAATTTTCGTTTTTCTTCTGTCCAATATTTACGATGTCCTTCTCTCGTTTTTTCTTTATATTCATGAGTTCTAGAATCATCTGCCCATAATTCTTTATTAAATTGAGAATGAACTAATCTATGCTCTTTATAAGTCATCCACTGTAATACAGATGGATCATTATTTTTTTTGTTAAATGAAGAATGGTGAATAACTTTGTCTTCAGATAATATTTTATTTCTACATTCAATTAGTTCTGGAATATAATTAGCCACAATTCTATGAGTATATTTCCATTTTCCATTTTCTAATAACATTTCATACCCATTCATAAACTTATTTGTAGAAAGAGTAGTTCTAAACACTTTTAAAGAAGTTCCGTGTTCTAATTTATCGGTAGTTATAATTGTTCCATCTGATTTTACCCATTGATGATTAGCCGTACATTTTATTTCGGTTCCGTCATCTAATAAAACTTTTAACATTTTCTTTTTTCCATTTAATGCTACTTTTTCACATTTAGAAGGAATAAATCTTCCATTTTCATCAATAGAATACACCCAAAAATCTTTTCGGTTCTGTAAATAAAGATCTGAAATTTTTATTTTTTCTCCGTTTAATAGTGGGATAATGGTGTCTCCATGAACACACTCATCTGAATAAATATCCAATGCACTAGCGATGATGGGATCAAGGTCCATTGTGTCGTAATCTCTAAACAAATCAATTCTCGCAGCTTGATAGGCTAGTGAAAAGTCTCTGGTATAAGCATTATAAGAAGTTGAACGGACACGATTAAAACGATCACGAAGACTGTTTCTGTCTGTCGCATACATTAAATCACTGGTGTCTTTAACTTTTAATTTTTTTCCACCAACATTTCTAACTACTACGCCTGCAGAAAACAACTTTTTTAGACGAGCGAATAAAGATTTTTGTTTTACATCGATTTCGTCGCCATTTATTCCTGAGCTTGGTCTGATAATGTCGTTATTCATAATAATAAGTATATGTAGAGATGTGGTTTATTTAAGTAACCACACTAATGATTCAACATCTCCAGGTCTTCCACCAGTTTTCATAGTCCATTGAGCCTGTCCTGATGTCATAGATGCAGCAGTATATATTGGTGTGTTAGTATTATCTGATTTCTTAACACTAATGTTATCTATCATATTTCTTGTAAGAATGATACCCTCCTGTCTTAATCTTATAGCTGTATCTCGTACCCACAATCCCAAACTCAAAGCTATAGTTAAATCATCATTACAGTTCTTAGATGCTTGAGCTTTTCCATTATCCCAAACAAATGTTTTAAGTTCATTAATTGTCCTAACCGAATGAATATCTACTACTCTTTCACGAAAATATGCTTCTAATTTTGAAATAAGAAGAGGTCTTGTGCTAAGAGTTGTAGTAAATCCGGGTTTTAATTTCTTTTCTTCAGCATAATATCTACTAGTAATCCGCCGTTGAACTTCTACTACTTTAAGATCCAAACTACTATAAAAAGTATTTTTATATTCTCTATCTATAATACGTTGTAATACAGCAGGTCCCAAACCATTATATTCTACAATAAGAAGAGCATCATTATATTCTGTAGATAAATTAACCAAAACATCACCAAATTCCTTTGGTGTTATTTGTTGATGAAACTCAGCAACTTGTTCTAAAGTTTCTAGATTTAATACGTGAGCAGCAGAATAATCAGATCCGTCACCACGAGCTGGATCTGCGGAAATTATGTAGCTTTTTTCTTCTTTTGGTAATTCCCATATCCATAAAAAGTTAGAATATCTTAATTCTATGGGATCTTTAATTCCCATTTCAGGTCGATTTGGTATATTTCTTTCTTCATATTCACGAAGAGTAAGTAAATCAATTACACTTGTACCGGAAGTCAAGAAATCTGTGTCGCATTCTTGGGCAGCTTGTCTAGCACCCATATTTTTTGTTTGTAAATCTCTCCATTTTTTATCTCGTTTTGGGTGAAGATTCCAAGGCAATCGAAGTATTTTAAAATCGTTTTTACCTTTTTCAGCATCAACCCACATCTTATGGAACCAATTTCCAACTCCAGAAGGAGTTGAAAGAACGATAGCAGATCCGCCGGTAGATAATGTGTTAAAAGATGAAGTCCAAATTTCATCAGCACAGTCAATAAAAGCAGCTTCATCAAGAACCAATAAACTAACAGCTTTAGAACGTCCGGCGTCTGTTGAAGATGAAGTAGCTTGAATTTGTGAACCGTTTTTAAGACGTAAAGATAAACGATTATCTTCTGTAGCTATTACCTTTAACCACGAGGGAAGATGATCATTAGCAAATCTAACTTTAGTAATAATTTCTTTTGAAACTTCTTGTTTAATAGAAATAATAAGAATACTTTTATCACTATTGAATATCATTTGCCAAAGAGAATAAGCAGCAACTAACGTAGTGATACCCATCTGTCTTGATTTAAGAATGAGAAGAAATCTATCTTCGTGATATCGTTTTAATGTATCTTCCTGAAAAGGATAAAGATCAAATGGAACAGTACCTCCTTCATTTGGATTTTGAATCTTAACATATTTTCTTATAAAGTATATGGGATCTACCATACACTTTTTAGTTTCTTCGAAAATATATTTTCTTAAATCTTTTTCATTTCCCATATTTAGTCGTAACCTCTTTTTCTAATTCCTCAATTAATTTATTAACTTTTTCTAAATCTAATTCGGCTTCTTTAAGTAACTTTTTATTTTGAGAACCCGTCCATGTAGTAATATCTCCATTAGCGTGAACCATCTCAATTTTTGAATTGTCTTTTTTTAAATAATCAATGGTTTCTATGACATTTTTTCTAAATTCTTTTGCTACAGAAAGTTTATTTTTAAGCATTTTTTCTTCTGTATAATTTTTAAATGTTCCATCAAATACCATTCTTGTTTCTTCTGCTTGAACACAATCACAACACATACCGGTTTTAGAGAAAAATTTTTCATCGAGTCTATTTCCTAACATACCAACATTAAATCCACATACAGAACACTTTCTTTTGGTAAATTCTCTTATTAAATTAGCCTGTTCATTTATTCTTATTTTGACCCCATTTTCCATTTTCCATTTAATATTATTTATATCTGTCCAAGAAGTTCCTTCTTTATGTCGAATTTTTGGTCCTTCATAACCAATCTGTACAAATGCATTATCTCCATCAACTATACGTTTAATAATTTCTATATTATATTTTCTTCGAGCCATAACTTTAATTTTCCTTTCTCAAACAAATTTTTTATACTCCATCATCCATATAATTTATATATTGTTGTACATATTGTTACAATAATTATAGTTCATGGATCATCATGTTTAACATTCGGAAGACCAGCGCCGTCAAGAGTAAAATATATATGTCTGTTATATATTGTTACTAATGATTGTTTTGTTCCTATAGGATTATTAGTACCACTAGGATCTATACTAAATGAACCAGTAGATAAATAAATATATTTATCATCATGTCGTAAATCGGCAATTTGTGTGGTAGCAAGTCTTCCACTATTAGAACTCAATCCCAATTTTGTTACAAATCTACTAGAACTTATTTCGTCGGTCGGCCTCTGTATCATTTCAGGAATGTAAAGTTGTCCTACACTAATTATTATACTTCCTGCTGTATCCGTTATAGTTCCAGTAACAGTTAAATCACCAACAATATTAGTGCTTCCAGAAGTGCTACCAGGAATATATGGAATTAATGAACTTCCTGATGGATCGAAATTTTGAAGAATATTTAAATCGGAATATACTAGATTATGATTGATATCAAATAATTCTGATTTAATAACAAAAGTTTCATTTGCTACGCTTATTGACCAAGGAACTCTTGTTGTAAATACATCAGGAGAAAAACCATCATCTCCATATACTCTAAAAGATATATTTTTTAAATATGGTTTACATTTATAAGGAACAATAACCATCGTTCCATATAAATCATTTTTCGGAGTAAAAAAGAAATATTGTTTATCAAAATTACTTAATATACCCACTTTATTAGCAACTATTGTTCCTAATAATATTCCGTGTTTGTTATTATAATTTGAATGAAGAGCAGCCTCAGGAACAGAACTAGTTAAATAAAATTTAAGTGAAGCATCAACGGAAGTGGATTCTTTTTCTATAGATGTATCCACCTGTAAAATATATTGAACTCCCGATTTCAATTCTAAAAAGTTTGAATCATAAGCAGATCCAGACGTAGCATTAAATTGATAAGAATTATAAGGCACATAAATGGCATTTCTATTACTACTAACAGAATCATTTTTTACAATAGCATATTCATTTCCATCCCACATACTGTAAGTTGTGGCAGTTAAATGACATGAATCTATAAAATTACTTGGAGAGTGTGACATTCCTACATATTGACTACTCGTAAACCAATATCTACCTATATGTTCATCGTTATAAAATTTTCCTAATAATTCATAAAATTTATTTTGTGTTAAATTATCTCTGAGTAATTCATTTACAAACAAAGGTTCATCCGAAATTATAGAATAATCTGCATTAGAAACCAAACTTTTACGATATAATTTATGACGAGCAAGAAATCCAGTAAATGTTCTGATATTTCTATAAGTTAGATCAGCATAAGATTGTTTTACTATAAAAGAAACACCACCTATAGCCGAAGTTTGATAACTTGATGTTTCATTATTATAAGAAATATAAGGATATGTTATATTAAAATTTGTATCATTAATATTTGTTAGAATTATATTATTTTTTGTATCACTATAATAATAAGGATCTTGAAATTTAGCTGTTTTATTATCCACTATCTCCGAAATAATAAAAGAAGCCGTTCTTACTGTTGGTATAATATATGCGTTAGAATAAGGAACTTGGATGGTATTAATATATAACGTAACTGTAGATCCAATCATTTGAGAATTAAAAGCATCTTTATCATTTACAGGATTTGATGGTATAACTGGATATGTACAAACTAATCTATAATCTACATTTATATTTCTTCGATTTATTGAAGGTAAAATCGTATCCTTGGGAGGATCTACTGATATACCGTATCCTCCTCCATTAAATACTATAGTTTCTTTTAATGTAGAAGTAACATTACTACTTATAACAGGAACCAAAATAGAATCAATTTCTATAGTTGGTCTGGCATAAAAACGAACTTTGGATGAATTTTGAAGAGTTTTATCGATGGTGATGTTTTGCTGCCATTTTACTGTTCTTCCATCAATTAAAGTTCCAAAACATATTAATTTACCAATACCATCTGACGTATCATTATATACATGAATAGATAAAACAAATGATGTTGCCTCTTTATAAGCATATGTTCTAGCCGCTTCATCTGTAACCTTGGCCATTTCAATATAGAGATTATTTCCAGCAGAATCTATACATTCTACAATAATCTCTGAACCTGTTTTAAGGAAGGAGGAACCATTTAAGGCAAAAGCGTTTCTACCGGCCGTAAATTTTGGATTGAACTCGCTGATTATAAAATACCGCGATAAATACTGAGTATCATTTACATCTGCTCGACGAGTCAATAAACCATAATAAATTCCTTTACGTCCAAAACTATCTAATAAATTCAATGACATATGTTATAAATACATATGGTAATATAGTTTTAACTGTTTAAATATGATACAGCAGATTCCATTAAAAGATTACATTTGTGGCATAGAATAATTTATAATTAAGAGAAATGTCTAACAAAATTAAATATATTGTATTTTTGAAAATCCATCTTTTTTAGTTATCTCTATATTATCATTAGATATATCCTTAATAGAATCAATATGCGACACTATGATAATATAATCGAAAAAAGTTTTCAGATATGAAAAAAATGTACTCATAGATGATAAATTTTCAGCATCTAAAACTCCACATGGTTCATCAAGGGCAAGAAAATTAGAACGCGGCAAATTACTCAGGCTAATTAGGGCCACACGAATTGCTGTTGATAAAATAAACTGTTCCATCCCACTTCCAAGACTCATAAGCCATCGTCTTTCATCATATACAATGTAAGGAATGATATTCTTACCATCGACATCAAATTTAGCGTGAAATTCTACAATTTGACTTAAAATACTATTAACTTCATTCTCAATGGCTGGTACCGCAGAACAAATAATTTCATAAGGAATTCCGTCTCGGCAAATAGATTGAACATAAAGATCATACGCTTTATATTGTTTTTCAACTTCTTTAACTTTAGAAATTTTATTTGTTAACTCTTCAATTTTAGAATGTAAAACGGAAGTTTTACCAATAAGAGTTCTAAGTAATTGATTTTGTTTATTTTCTTCATACGCAACCATAGACCATTTATTTTCTAATATATTACCAATCCTTTTAACTTCTATGTTATTAATAATGGATTCTTTATGATTATTAAATTCCACCAATTTCTTTTCAAATGATTCTAATAATATCTTCTTATTATCACGAGTTTTGATAGAATCCTCTTGTCTCTTAGTATATCCTAAATATTTTTCCTGAATATTCATTCTCTCTTTTAAAAGAAAATTATATGTTTTATTTTCTTCTTCGACCCATTTAATATCATCTATTTTCTTAATTGTGTTATTTTTACGTGTAACCAATTCTTCTATAATAGGTTTATATGTAATAAGACGTTCATTCGATTTAGTTGCTTCAATAGAAATATTGTCAGCATTTTTTACACAAAATCCACAATTAGGATCAAATTGATAATTCTCCAATCGACCTGCCTTTTCTTTAAAAATTTTCGCTTCTGCTACTTTCTGTGATAATTCGATTTCTATTTGATTTTTCTCAACATTTAATTTTTGGTATTGTTCATACAACTTAAAAATATTCTTATCTTCTATTTTTTTAATTTTATTTCTAATATCAATCATAATATTATCACATTCCTTCATTTCTTTTTGTAAAGAATCTAAGGTTGATTGATATTGTAAAATTAAATGTTTATTTGATTCGATATCTTCTATAATATCTTTTTCTGATAAATTAGAAATTCCTTCTATTTTTATTAATTTAGCATTATTTTCAGTTACCAAACGTTGTAATTGTTCCTTTTTATCACATACAATTTTAAAGTTTTCATTCTCAATTTTAAAAAGCAATTCTACTTGAGATAAAGCATCAGAATTTGTTTTTAAATCTTCCTCAAAATCTTCATTTTTATACACACGAAGAATGGAAATAATTTCATTCAATTTAGAATTGGCTTCTTCATGAAGAATATCAAAAACATTAAGACCTAAAAATTGTGCCAGTAAATCTTTTCGTCCTGAATCTCCAATATCAATAAATGAAGTTTCATATTTACCAGATCGTTGAACACTTAAACTGGTTAAAAGAAAATCTTCATAAGTGCCTACATAATTACGTATGGTAGAATTAGTATCTACTCTCTCCACTCCGGTAAGATTTTCTTCAACTCCATTTATCATTCTCCAAAATTTAACGTTAACCTTAACGTTGCCTTTTTTATCCATTTTACCAACTCTTTCGATGAAATAATGGATTTCGTTAATGTTAATCTCCAATTGTGCTCGACAACTCATTTTTTGATCATTGATAATATTATTGGTTTTAAAATCTCGTTCACATTTATCAAAAATACACCACGATAAAGAACTCATAATACTACTTTTTCCTAAAGCATTTTTACCAAATATACCAACTAATCCATTCATTTTTGTAAAATCTATTATATTATTTTCTCCATAACTAAATAAATTATCCCATTCAAATTTAATAGGATTCCAACGAATATTTTTTGCTATATTATCGGTTTTTACTTCGTCATTAGTCTTATTATTAATATCAATTACTGTTTTAATCAATTCTTCATCTTTAATACCAAGTTTATTATTAAGATATTCTGTAATAAGTTTAATTTGATGTTCTTTATTTTTTATATCACCACGAATTAAATTTTCAGTTAAAGTTGTTTGTCTTTTTTCTTCATCCTTAACATTTTCTCTCGTATAAGTCGGTGGTTCTACAAATTCTGTAATTTCTTTTAATTTCTTTAAAACCTCTTTTGTTTCGGTTGGTAAAGTCTCATATAAAGATAATCTGATTCTTGATTTCTTGGGTATATCAGAAAGATCAGTTTTAATCTTTCCTTCATCAACTTTAATCGTAAAATAACCATAATCATTTGGTATTTCTATGTGTTGATATGATTTTTCTTTAAGATTCCATAATGTATAACCATGTCCTTTTAAAGATTCTCCGTGATTTTGTTGGCATAAAGAGCCACAATATCGAATATATGGTTTATTTTGATCAAAATCATATTCTTGAAGAGTCTGTTGGAGGTGTATATCGCCAAGCATGCAAATTTCGTGTCCATCAAACATTGAAAGAGGCATTGATTTATCAGATATTTTAAATCCTAAATCTGTAATTGCACCATCAACTTGTCCGTGATATAAACAAATAAAATATTCATATTGATTTCTATAAATTGATGGTATATCTTTACCTTTCAAATATTTCTCCGATTCATCAAATATACTATAATTATTTATACAAATATTACCTAATCCATATAAACCACTTTCTTTTAAATAAAATAAATTTGGATGATTAATTGCCTCAACAATTGGACTTAATGGATCTAATCTATGTTTATTGGCTAAATTTAAGTCGTGATTACCAGCAATTAAAATTGTAGGTCTTAAATCTGATAAACAACATAAAAACTCTTTTGCTAATTGAATACATTCCGCGGTTAAATCTAATTTTGAGTGAAATAAATCTCCACAAAAACAAATTAACGTTTCTTTCGGAGTTTCTTTTACTAAATAAAATAATCTTTGAAATACTTCACGAAATTCATCGTGACGTTTTAAAAGCCTAATATGGCAATCCGCAATTTGAATAACAAAATCTATATTTTTAATTTTTGTATCTAATATCTTTATCATAACTTATTTTGTTTTATTCTATAAAATTTACACCTGAATTATAATCAATCATAATATTTTTTTTCTCTTCCAACAAAATAAAATTACATTTAAGATAATTTTTTATTTCATTTGTTCTATTTAAATCTTTTTTCTTTATATTTCCATCTTTATCATAATGGTGATGATTATTTTCAAAATATTCTATTACTATATTTTTTTCTTTATCATAACCATCAACCCAATAACCTAATTCCTTAATATAATATTCTCCGCCATTCATTGCATGCTGAAAATTATATCCATTTTTCTTTCCATATTCATCTATCAACTTACAAGCATTTATATTAAAATTAGGTTTTAATTGATGTCCACCATTTTTAATTTTTTCTACTCTTTTTATATGAGATAATCTAACTTTTCTTTTGTGTTCTTCAGATAATGGTTTATGATTTCCATAATTTGGATTTTTTTCTCCGTTCCAACGGCCAGTTCTAATGGCTAATATTTTCATTTTTTTAATAGTTTCGTCTGAATAAGGATTTTTTTTCCCTTTATTCCAGGCATCTAATCCATAGGTTGGACTTAATGAACCAGACATTCCATACATTGGATGTAAAGAACCAATCCTTCCATAACAAGGATTATTTTCTCCTTTATTCTTTTCAGAAAGTTTTTTTCTTGTTTCATTAGATGGGTGTCTTCCTAGCATTCTTTCTCTTTGTTTTTGCTTTTGATCTTCAGATATTTTTTGTCCTTTATGACAAAGAGATGAAGCACACGATTTACAAATATAAGGTTCTTTTGATTCTTTATAATATCTGTAATTTAAAAATGTGTGAATATATCCACATTTAATACATTTTTTATCCAACGTTCCTTTATATCCCCTTCGCCTTGACGCACAGGCCCTACAGGTTCTATTATACTTGATACTTTCATTATATTGACCAACAGATTTATATTCTATTACTTTATTACATTGTGGGCATATCTTTATCATATATCTAATTATCCTTCAACAATAAATATAAATCATTTACAATTTATTCTCATTTTTTCTTTAATTATAAAGGAAAAATCTACTTTTTTAGCATCTTTTATCAACTTATTCATTTCTATAAACCCAATTTCATTCGGATCTTTTTTTGTTAATTTTACAAATTTTATATTATTTAATCCCAATTTTAAAAATTCTTCACAAATACGAATAGAATCTCTTTCAGCATCTTTATCTAAACAAACATTAACAGAAACATTAGTTTGTATTAAACGTTCTAATAAAGAATCTGATATGGTTTTTCCAAATAAAGGAATAGAATTATTTCTTATAGTTATCGCATTAAATGGAGATTCTACAATAGTCACCGGTTCATTCCAATTTATAAAAACCTCAAAACCAACAATATCTTTTGTCCAAGGAGAAAGCATATATTTAAACGGTGATTCTCCAGAAAAATCTCGTGCTGAGAAAAAATTTAAATTTCCATCTTTATCGTAAGAAGGAATTATAATACGTTTAGCATATTCTCCCCATTCACAATAACCGATATTATATCTTATAACGTCATTTTTTGTAACCCCCCGTTCATTTAGATAATACCAAGCATTTCCATATAAAAATGAATCGGATTTACATATCATTGATTTGAATTCTTTTGGAAGAACGTGAATTTCTTCAGGTTGAAACTCTTTTTTTTCACGATAAACGTTTCCAATTATCGAAAATAATTCTTCTATATACTGTTTTGGGGCATGAAGTTTAAAAAATAAACTTTTTAAAGTGGTACCTCGAGCATGACAAATCCAACAATGATAAGATCCAAAGTCTACACCATCAAGACAAATTTCAAGTTTAGGAACCTTTTTCTGTTCAAAACAAAAAGGACAATGTACCATAGCTTGAACATAATTACGAAGCTTTACATTTTGATTCAATACTCTACTAAGTAAAGAAACAAGTTTTTCCTGTTGTAGCATTATGGAGGTACAATATCAGAATTGATAGAAGAGTCAATTTTTTATAGGTTATTTATGCAAAACTGGATGATCGCCATGAAGTTCCGTTATAAACATATAATAAATTACTCGAACTATCAAAAGTCATTAAACCTTTTGTCGGGGTTAATACAGGAGAACCACTAATAACAGGAATAACCATTGTATTAGGAGCATATATTGAAGCAGTAATAACACTACAGGAGATATTACCATAAATATCCAGTATATTTACCGCTGTTGTTCCACCGATAGTTACTTTAACAGCATCTGCACCACCAGCAGCACCACCTATAACGCAGGTATTACTACTAGAAACTTTTGCGTTATAACCAATTGCAATACTTCTTTCAACATTAAGATTTGCATTCAATGTATCAGCATATGAACCAACGAAGGTGGTATAACTTCCGGTTTTTGCCTGATTTCCAGCAAATGATCCAACTTGAGTTGCATTAGTTGCATTAGTTGAATATTGCCCAGTAAATGCTCCAACTTGCACAGCATTGGTTGCTGTAGTTGAACCGCCGCCGACTGAATTTCCAATTTGAACGGCGTCAGTTGCATCAACGGCATTTTGTCCAGCAGATACTCCAATTTGAACTGCGTTGCTCGCAGTAGATGTATTAGCTCCTGCAAGTGCGCCCACTTGAACAGCATAATTAGCAATTGTTGTGTTTACTCCTGCCTGTATTCCTATTTGAACAGCGTTACTTGCCGTAGCAGAGTTATTTCCTGCTCCCCATCCAACTTGAACGGCTCCATCAGTCTTTTTGTTAGTAGTTGGCGGTGCATCGCCCGTTCCAATTTGCACCGTGTTTGTAGAAGTCACTCCCTCACTCATACCACCAATTGACGCTCCATCACGAACTATGAGAGTTACTGCATAAGAGGAAGATGATGCTAATATTGCGGAAGAAGCCCACGATGAAGATATAGAAAACGAAGATGTTCGTGAAAACGATGAAGTTATAGCAAACGAAGATGTGCCTGCTAAAGATGCGGTTTCTGCATATGAAGATGACGTTTCATAAATAATTTCGTAAGAAGCAGATATTGCTTGAGATGCTGTAATATTGACATTGATAACTGCTGAACCAGTTCCATTATATAGATAACCATCCTCGATAGTCACCAAAAATGGATATGTGTCTATTGGTCTTTTTCCTCTTAAATCTTTCATATATGGTATAAATAGTAAGAAGGAAGACTTAATTTAGTTTCTTATTACAAACTCTCTAAGATTATTATTTTCTATTTCTTATCCTAATATTAACGATTTCATTATAATAATTAACATCAAAAATAGCGTTTTTATCTATTATCTCCTTGGTTTCAAAATACGATAATAACATCTTAGATGGTTGGAACGATAAGATTTCAAAGGAAAAATTCTCTTTACCAAATTTGATTATGTCTTTATTAAGTTTATTACTACTTCCACAGTATATTTTCCAGTCACTCTCAATTAGATAACGTCGAGCATTTATCCTACCTTTTAAAGGTTTTCTTTTCTTTTTGTTTTGAAGAAGCTTTTTCCCTATATATTTTTTATCAATCAAAGTATTGGTTATTAAATAAATAAACCCAATCGAGTCGATTGGGATTTCTTGTGAGTTATTTGGATGTAATTTCCAATGTCCAAAATTCATAACTTATTTTTAAATCAATTATGGTTTATATTTTCGGTTACTCAAACCTTGAGAATCTACAAAATTTAATGCTTTAGCTTTAAATTCGGTAAGAAGAAAAGCCATCTTGGTTTTAAATCCAGAAGGCGTCCATTCGGATGATTGATAACTCGAATTACCAGCTTTTGATAAGGATGAATGCTTGCCAGAGGTTTCAATATCTTTAGCATCAAAAGCTCCACCAACGCGTTGAGTTTTATAACGACCTTCCAATGTTGTTTCTAATGAATCTCTTTCAATTGATGTTTGTGCGGGCATATGTTTATCTTTCTATTTATCTATAAATAGTATCAAAAACTAATAATCTTTGGAATATTTACTTTCCCATCTTTATATTCTTTCCAATTGGATTCCCAAATGTATTTTATATCATAACCAACATTTTTTAATTTCAAAAATTTTTCTACAGTTTCATTATATAATTTTCCAAAGGTCTTTTTACAACGTTTATTCAAATCATCTTTATTATATTTCCAAGGATTTCCGTGCCAATAATCTCCAAGAAATTCATATATTGTATTTGTTTTTGGATCTAAACCATCAACCTTTTTTTGAGATATACAAATTTGTCTATTGACATTATCAATTCCAATATAATCTAAAAATTCCATTTCTGGTTTAGAAATTCTATAACAAGAACATTTAGGACAACCAAACCCATACCAATGGCTACTAGGTTTTTGTGAAAATTCTCCGTGAGTTGGACAAAGTATAATAACATTAGTATTACTGTTTATATATACAACTCTACTATAATCATACTTTCTACCATGTATTAATCTTGATTTTTTAATAAAAATTTCATAATCAAAATTATAACGGCCATAACATATTGAACACCCTTGTCCATTTAAATGTGCATTTGGTTGTTGAAAAAATGGCCCGTGATTTGGACATATTATTTCAATTTTTTTATTGCTTTTCTCATAAATCACTTTACTATAATCATACTTTCTACCATGTATTAATCTTGATTTTTTTATGAAATCATTTGTATTACTTTGAATATTATTTTTTATATAATTGTTAGTTCTTAATCTAGCACAAACCGGACATCCCGCACCATTTAAATGATTATTTGGTGTTTGAGGAAACATCCCATGTAATTTACAAATTATTTTCACATTATTTTTATTACCCAAATAATTAACTAAAGAATAATCGTATTTATTTCCATGAATTTTAATTGATTTTTCTATAAACTCCTTTTTGGTAGATAGTTGTTTTTTTATTTTTTCAATTTTCCCACAATTTGGACAGTTATGGAAACGCAAATGACTATTTGGTAATTGTAAAAATGTTCCGTGTATGGGACATATTATAATTATATATTTATTACTTTTTTCATAAATAACACCGGAATAATCATACTTATCACTATGTATTTTCTTAGCTTTTTCTATAAATTGTTCAGTTGTTAATTTTCTTGGCATAATATCTTTCTAAATTTTTCTTTCTAATTTTCTTAGCATTTTTCCAGTAATACCGCATATATTTGTCTTTATTGGCCTGTTGTTTTTCTTCGTTGGTGATATATTTTTTCTTTCTTCCCATATTAATAAATAATATTCAGGTAGGAAAAAAGTGGAAAAATAATAATTTTAATTTGAGTTAGAAGTCTATTTTTAAAATAATGTTAAGAGGAAATATCCCACTATTCTTGATTGGTGAACCAAGCTTGCCCACAGCGACCAGATCAGTCCCGGAATAGAGTCCGACGCCAGAAATATATGGTGCAAGATAGCTACCCGTAGGATCTGCTTTAGACAATCTCCCATAATCTAAGAAATTTGTATTAATATTAGGAGCAACTCCCCTCATAGTTCTATCATTTAAAAAATCAAGAATTTGACTTAAAAATTTCTTTCTAGAATTTGGAGTCACATATGTTTCGTAATTCTTTTGGGTAAGACGATTTATGAAATATTTCCATAGAATATTCATATCATTAATATCTATTTTATTATCTTGATTAAAATCTAAATCGATATACAGATTATTATTTATATAAGAATAACTTGAAGTAAATAATGCTCCAGATCCATTCGGCCACTGAGAATTATACATATTATAGACTGACGCTTCTTCGTCAGTGGCAGTATTGATAATAGAAGAAGACCAATCTGTGCTAGGACCTAAAGCTTCAGTACTCTTATATTTCATATATTTTAAAAGAACATCACAATCTTGAAAATCAAATATTCCATTATTATTGATATCAAATGAAGATGTAGGTAATAAAATAGCTGTAGGATTTGTACTTACATTAAACTCTCCAACATCTACGGCACACACAATTTGTTTTTCGTAAATAACTTGTTTAGATTTAAAATTTAAATCATATTCATAATCATTATTATCTGCATTAACGAGTAACAATCCATCAAATGCTGAACCAGAAGACATAATAACTAATTTACCATTTCTATAAAATACATTACCAACATAAAAATTTTCTCTTAAATTTTTTAAATTATAGATATAAGTTTTTCCAGTCAAATCTCCTATTTGATCTAAATTTCCTGTAAAACTACCTGTGTTGGATGCTAAATCCATAATTCTACTTGATCCAGATATTAATAATGGAGCACCGATCATTATAAAACTATCAGAAATATCACACGAAAATCCATAATCACGATATGGTTGTAAAATTTTCTTTTTAACTTGATAAATATTAATAATCTGCCAATCTTTATTAGATGTATCAGGAATAAATGAACCGGTGGCTTGTTGCCATAAAACAAACTGACCATCTACAGAAACTTCTTCAGTCTGACCACAATAATTTGATTGAAATAAAGATCCACGAAGATAACATATAGTCGCTAGTTCTGAGTCAATTTTCGGAGAACCTGCTATAGCATAATTATTATATACGCCAACCGAAGTTCCTAGAGCATTATTATCTAAAATCTTTTCGTTTCCATAACTCTTTCTAGCTAAATAAAATCCCTTTCCAACATCAGGACAACGTTCAAAGAAATAAACAGATCCTTGTCGAAATACAGATGAACCACTATATTCATAAATATATCTGTCGGTTGGAGCACCAACCATTATGGTATCTTTATATATGCTAACAGATATTCCAAAACTATCAGCCGTATTTGTTGAACCAGATATAATTGGAAATGTATTATAAAATGTTAATGGATATATTGTTGTATTGTCTGGTAATAAAGTGTATGAATTTGCCCAATTATATCCGTTAAATTCGTATACATAAGCTTTAGAACCGGAGGGTCTGGCCGTACCAACTACCATACTAGCACTATAAGATCCTGTAGCTTTATTTAAACAGATACTCTTTCCAAAATTATCCCCCGTATTGATTTCTGATGGAGTAACAAGAGTTTGAAATAGCGACCAACTGGCCATAGCTCCTAACGTTTTTCGATACATATACACCAAACCTTTGCTACCAGATTCCGATGGAGATCCTATCGATAACCATTCATTATTAATTGAAACGGCATATCCAAATGATTCTACAACAGAAGTTGATGGAGTTTCAATTGTCATTAAATATGGATCGGTCCCAACTATTCCGGTGACTCTTATTTCATAAGGATATAAAGAAGTAGAATAAATTGTAGGAATTGTGATCGTTCCACCATCATTGGATGTTATTACTATATTAATAGAAATCCACGGATTTGTTATATCAGTAGTATCTCTTGATTCAAGTAAAACCTGAGAATATTGTTGATATGGAGGAACATATGCTACCACGTTGATTATTCCACTAGAAGTGGTATAACCAGTAATACTCACAGGAAGTCTATTAGCATATGGATCAATATCTAATCGAGATAAATCGTAAATGTCAACTTGACCAGAACCAGTAAAATAAAACGAAGAAGTTTCTGAGTTCTGAACAGAAGCAGTACTTGTAAAATAAGGACAACCAACAGCAAGATATGTTCCATTTAAATCAATACTATATCCATATCCATCTTCTGATGATGTATAATAAGCCGACCAATCTATAATAAGATTTTTATTAGCCGTTAAAGGACGTGAACCCGTAAGTTCAGTTTGTAAAATGTAATTGGGACCTTGAGGATTGATATTATTCTGTTCGGTAATCAAATATATATATTCATATGGACTGAGGTGTCTTGTTAAAAGAGTTTTCTTATCGTGGATATCAGTATTAATATTGTATTTATAAACCTCAATAGAACCTGTTCTCAGATAACTGGAAGAAGCATATTCGTAACGTAACGAACTAGGATTTGATACTGCTGCCCAATTGCCGTCACAGGCTACAGAATATCCATAGTAATCGTTTGTAATGGTTGTAATCATTATATATACATATCAAATTGTTTTGATTTTACTATTACATTGATACTGTATTAACCGTCATACCTTATTTTAATGTTATAAAACCACTCGGCAATTTAACAATTGGAGTGCCTTGTCTATGTGTTACTTGAGCAAGAGATCCCTCTTTACTCCACCCATCAATTTCATCCATATTATATGCACGCAAATTAAGTCGTTGAATCGATTTTGTTAATTCTATATCCTGATATCGGCACATTCCAGTAAAAAGATTATCGGCTAATATTTGTTCTACAGCATTTTTTGTATAATATTGACACGCACCAAACCAAATCCACCCCAAGCCAGTTTTTCTGAAATCGCCAGCTACATCACAATCTATAGGCATTTCAGGAAGAGTTTTTATCACAGAGTCCGGATCAATTTTTACAAGAATATCATAGGATGATTCTTCTATAAATTTACGTAAATATCTTTTAGTCCATTCTACATTATTTTTAATGGAATCAGAAACTTTCCACGATATTCCAAAATCAATATCCAAAGGAGTTACAACGCGAAAATTAGGGCAAAATCTTTCGTTCAATGATCTAACCGCATTTAATTCTCTATTTTGCCAAATATTTGTTATTATTAAAGTATTCATTTTAATTATATACTACTACTTATAAAATTTATTATATATGGATTTACAAATCCATTTACATATATTTTTAATTGATCAATATCTATAGGATCTGGTAAAAACTTAAGTGTAATCCATGCTCTAATAATCGTGCCTAGATTACCATCTACAGTATATGGAAGACTTATTGGTATCCAACCATAATCATATAATTGTGTTAGTTCATAATTACTTCCTGATATTCTATCAATACTACTTCCAGTTATTTCAATATTATTTACAATGTAATTTGTATCAACATCAGCATAAATTGAATAAATGTGTGGATCGTTTGGAACAGGCAGAGTAGGATAAAATGTTTCATCTATTATCCACCAATTAACATATCCATTATACTGTATTGGATTTACAATATATTGATCCTCAATAAGAACAAGAGGATAAAGTATAGAAGATGTAGGAGAAGTAAATGTAATACTTGCTGTATTACTGAAACTAGAAGTTCCTATAGTATTAACTGCAGCAATTCTATACCAATATGTAGATCCCCCTACACTAGATGTTACTAGTGTATCAATACAAGTATTTGATTCAGATATTGAGGTCGTATAATCGGTAAATAAAATACCATTTATAGAACGTTGAATACCATAATAATCAAAAGTATCGTATAATGAAGATGTCCAAATTAATACTGAAGATCCACTATATACTGACAACAAAATAGATCCTGATGGTGGAGTAGGAACAGATGATGAAATAAATGAAAAATAATTATCACACGTATTACTGCGTCCCACCTCAAATACATTATAAAACTTTCCTAATTCCTGTTGTTTAGAAAATAAATTTGTTCCAGCAATAAGATTTCCATTACCATCATCTGTTATTGTATAATCTGTATCCAATGCTCGATCATTAATTGCAATACTATTAGGTATAATTTTATCTCCGTATATCATGTGCGGCACATCAAAAAGTCTAAATTCATCACTAATTTTTCTTTGTGTTTTACTTAAATTAAAATCAATATTATTAATACCCCACGTTTTAGTCGGATCTTTATAATTATTATAGAACATTGTTCTTATTTGAGAATATACTACTCGTTTATATGTTCCATCTTCATTAACCGGATCTGTTTCCGGAAAAAATAATCCTGAATTTTTTAATCCAATTCTAGTTTCAACCAAATCATCATCTTGTTTCTCTAAAGCAATATTACAATCATAATTAAGTATCGGTAAATCTGTAATTCCTCTAAAATCAATAAATTCAAGAGCCACTGGCACTTCAGAATCAATATAAGAACCAGTATCATGCAACAACAAATTTTGATTATTTGTTGTGCTCATTTCCCAGTTTTTAGTCGCGTCAAACGGAGTCAGTTTTATTTGATATCGTTTTATTAATTTTATCATGCTTTATGTAATTTGTACAACATATATGTCTCTAACTGCTAATTGTACTCCTAAAGATGAAGACCAATAAAGATTAAAACTATTCATTGGTCCATAAAGATCTTCACGAAATACATTTGTAATGGTCGTTGTATCTAAAAAATTTCTATTTGGTATAGCAATATATCCCACATCCGAAGCATAACTTGACCAAGTTCCCATTATTCCACTTGTATTAGTTTGAAGACTTTGTAATCCTTCTCTGTAAAGTTTTTGCGGTAATCCCAGAGTGTGTCCCATACCAGCGACACTAAAATCATTATATATACTAGCAGCGATGGTATACGTATTTCCTCTATAAATATCTATTTGCATAGGAACCCAAGATTGTCCTGCTATAGATGCTGATATCCAAGAAGATGTATAATGAGTTTCATATCTACACATATAATGTTCAACGATGCCACTTGTACTCCACACCGAACCCGTAACTATTCTCTGACCCAATATCGACTGTCCAAACCCAACGTTGATATTGGGAGGATCGGTATTTGCATTGGTTTTTGTCTCCATATCAAATGGTTGTTTTCCTGGTGGGCCGACGTTGGTGCCGGCATTTCCTTTTATTACTGTTCCAACACAATGTTCATTACCAAAATTACCCCACCCGTGATCTTTACCTGAACAAACTCCCGCAAATAACAGTCCCTTAAATAACGAGCCTGACGGTGAACCTATCAACATAGTTCTAAAGGATATTCTAATTTTATCCCAAGTTCCATCTGGAACAACAAAATCTCTTATAAGTTCTCCCTGACTATCCAAAAGAAGACAATTTACCGATGAAGTTACAAATGTTGTAAATTCATTTCGAGCTTGTAAAGTTGTAGATACTATACTCATATAAATTTATAAACTATATCATTTATCTCTAACGTTTCAAATCTTGCTTCCCACGAAACAAATGCTGCATCAAAATAACCATTTACTGCTCTATTAGCAGTAAGTTCAGATGTCCAACTATCTGTTCGTAATCCAAATACACTAGCTGACGTTACTGCAGCTGACCAAGTTTTACTCTCCATAAAATCTGCTAATATAGCCGAAGATGATATATCATTAAATGAACCAGAAGAATATAATGTATCCATTTTCCATTTAATCGCACTACTTCCTGTAACAAATCTAATCATTAAAATATCTCTATATTTTGGATTGTCTGTAAAATTTATTGTTGCTGTTTGAGCAAACGAACCATTATTATTTTTACTTCCCGTAACATTTACATATCCGGTACTAGTCGTGATAGCCCTATTAAAACTACTAGAATAATTCACACCAGTCCAAGTACTTAATTGAACATACATACTATGCGATATACTAACATTACTAAAAGGAATACTTCCTGATTCACCATATACTAACCCCGGATACTTACAAACTCCTATAGCTGGATTATTAGCATCGTACCAACCTTTTTGTATATTAAAATTTGAACGATTATATTTATTATTTACTCTACATCTTAAACCTATCCAAACCTCATTCCACGAACCAGAAACTACAATAGCGGGATCAAATTTACGAACCATAACAGCCGATCCCAAAGACAAAAATTTATTGTTTATGTCTGTTCCAACCGTTCTTGAATCTACAACACTACTTGATGATATATTTTCCATAAACTTTATAATCCGTCGCCATTATTATACAGTTGTATAATTTCAGTTTGGGATAATGGTCTAGTCCAAACAGCAACTTGATCTAGCCGGCCACCATAATATACATTAGACCATCCTCTACCAAGCCAATACACAGAACCCAAAGCATAATTTGCATCAGGATTCAATGATGTGGTGTTTTCTGTTCCATTAATAAATAATGTTCTATTCGATCCTGATTTTCTAGCCACTAAATGAGTCCATACAGAATTGGTAATTGGGTTCCTGCTAGTAACTGATACATCTCCAGCCGTAAGAATACCCCATTTAGTAAGTTTAGTTTCAACTATACCCATATTATTGAATATAACCACACCACAATATTGACTCCAACTACTTGCAGATGCCCACGCTTGAATTGTCCAATCACCAGAATCCAGTGTATCTAACGGAGTAACTGAAGCAGTCACACTCAAAAATTCAGAACTAGCTAATGTAAAGTGAGCAGAACCAGTAACTTTACCAATACTAGCAGATACCGTATTATTATCTGTTAAATTATGTCCACCGACCCAATCTGTTCTTGAACCACTATGTTCATCCAAATTCCAGAATGCCGTAGCATCTCTGTATATTGTATGTACGGCGGGAAAAATTCCAGTAGTAATAGATGCGGTCGAGGTAAATGAAGATGTATAATTGGGAACAGAATTTACATTTCTTACTTTATAAATATATGTACTAGATGTTTGTAATCCATTATCAAAATAAGTTACATTTGGAGTACTAATATTAGAATTACCAATATATACAAAATCAGTATTTGCTGATGATGATCTATATATCTCGTATTGTGTAGTTAAATATTGATTTCCAAACGCTGACCATAATAAACTTCCGGTAAAATCAAATGTGCCTAATGGACTTGCAGAAAATACAGATGCAGTATCAGGTGTAAAATCCGTATACCACGATCCAGACCAACCTTCCCCACCATCAACAAAATCTCTACTACTTCCACTAAGATACGAAGTTTCATCATGAGCAATAAACATAATGAAATCTGGTGCATACGATCTCCTGAATTCCCACGATTCCGACCATCCATATCCTTTATTAGTAGCACTTGATCCTGAATCATAACATTCAAATGTATCATATGGTCCTAAAACATATTCATTTCCATTTGAATCTTTTAATGTACACGCAGAAGAACCGGTGAAACTAAGTGTCACAACATTACTCCAAGAACTAGTACCTGTTCCATTATAAGCATTAATTCTATAATAAGTGCTACCGGTTACTATAGGAAAATCATAAACAGAAAGAGAAGAAACAGGAAAATAAGAAAAAGCAGCAAAAGGAGAAGATCCGCTAATTGCTTTTTCCATATAAAATCCAAAAGGAGAAGGTGTTGGTAACGTCCAACTTAAACTAGAAGTTGCTGCGGATCCTGTTATATTAATAACACTTCCGATGAGAGATGGGGCAGTTGGAACAGGAACAAAACTAAGTGTCACAACATTACTCCAAGAACTAGATCCCCAACCATTATAAGCATTAATTCTATAATAATAAACACTACTTGTTATTATAGGAAAATCATAAACAGAAAGAGAAGAAACAGGAAAATAAGAAAAAGCAGCAAAAGGAGAAGATCCGCTAATTGCTTTTTCCATATAAAATCCAACAGGCGAATTTCCTGGTAATGTCCAACTTAAACTAGAAGTTGCTTCGGATCCTGTTATATTAACAACACTACCGGTAAGAGACGGAGTATCCGGAGCATCAAAAATAAAATAACTATCACATGTATTATTACTTCCTGTTTCAAATATATTTTGAAAATATCCCAAAAGTTGTTCTTTAGAAAAAAGATTTGTTCCAGCAACTAAATTACATTTTCCGTCATCGGAAATACTATAAGCATTATCTAAAGTATTATCAGTTAAAATAACAGTATTTTTAATGATATTCTCACCCATTATTTCTTGTGGTATACTAAAAACTTTTATATAATCCGAAAGAAATTTTTTGGTTTCTGAAGTATCAAAATCAATTTTTTCAGTACCCCAAACTTTAGTTGGGTCCCGAAAATTGTTATAGAACATAGTTTTGACTTGAGTATAAACAAGTCTTTTATATGTTCCATCTAAATTTTTAGATTCTAATTCAGGAAAGAAAAGACCAGATGTTTTTAATCCTTCACGATATGATAATAAATCAGCATCTTGATTTTCTTTTGCTACTGCACATATAGAAGTAGGAACAGTATATGTGGGAAAATAATTAACTTTTTCCGATGCAACTGGATTACCATTCTCTGCTAATACTACGTCATTATTTGCTACATTGGATAATTCCCAATTTTTTGTAGCAACATACGGGGTTACAGCAATATCATTTTTCTTAAGGCCCTTGAGCATTACTAATAAATATAAGGAGAAATGCTTCTTAAGATAATAGTTGGGTCTTTTTTGATGCAACTTTCCCACAATCTAATCACTTTTATACCTCTTTTTAATGCCATTTCGTCTTTTAATTTATCATTTAATACCGTTTTGTTTATATTGATGTGATGACTTTTAGTATTCGGATTACCGTGCCAGAAATCTCCATCTACTTCTAAAATTATATTTTTTTCTTTTATCTTAAAATCATAAGATTTACAAATACCATTTTCTGTAATAAAATATTGAAAATAATATGGAATACCAACTTTATCTAATTCATCTGCAACTATTTTTTCTAATTTATTCATTGGTCTGTGAGACATTATATTTTTTATAGCTTCGGATGTATGAGTTTTACCGAACATTCCATTTTTTTCTCCTTTAGCAACGCCTCGTTCTATACGAGTTTTTGATATTTGTTCACGAACCTCTTTTCTACAGGCCGGATTTAATTTTCCACTAATCATAGGTTTTTTAATTCCTATATTAGATTTAGATATTTTTTCTTTTGTTTCATCTGATAAAACCGCACCAAATCTTATACTTTCTTCTCCTACCCAAGTTTTTCTTAATTCAGACGAACATTTAGTAGAACACGTTGGTCGATTTGTATAAGATTTACAAATATTTTTACATATAATACATTCTGCCCAATTAAATCGTTTAAATTCTTCAAGATGCGTTTTCACATAATTTAAAAATTTAATATTATGATAAATTTTAAGATGAATGGATATCATTTTAGAATGAATAGATTTATCACAATAATGACATTGAATATATTGGTCTTTTTTAATTTGGTGATTTTTTGTGTAACATTTACCACATTTATTTGATCTTTCTTTAAATGGAGAACCGCATTCAACGCATTTTTTCCATCCAAATCGAATAAAATCTTCAAAATTATCTTTAATATATTGACTACAATCTATTTTGTGCGTCGATTTTAAATGATGTGTTAAATATTGTTGTTTAACAAATTCTTTTTTACAAATTCTACAAATAATAATGTCGTTCATATGATATACATATAAACGACACTATCAAAACGTAATTTTATTTACAATTCAGTACTAAAAGTCCAATCGGATTTTGCATAAAATTTCGTTAGAAAATGTTTTAATAGCTGGCCGAGAAAGCTTGGCCACGGCAACCAGCTCATTATTATTGTTATATAAACCAACACTTGTTATATAAGTTCTTGGATCAGAGACAAAATCTGACCAACGAATCGTTCCTCGTGAGTGAATATTATCTTCGGTTCCATCATACACATAAGTAGGATTGTTTGAATAATTGAAATCACGATTTTTTACACGAACAAAATAATGTTGAGCTGGAACATATTCTGATTTACGAACTATTATTGCTGAATTAGCTTTTTGAAGACTCCAGAATAATACTTGAGGATTTACAGTAGTAGGAACTATTGTTGAATTAATTAACATTCCTTGTGTACTTCCAGCTGTATAATTTGCTGGTGCTCCTGCTCCAGTAATATTACTTAATCCAACTAATTGATTGATAATTTTAGCATTTAATATAACAACTCCATCATTCGGATATATCATTCCTATTCCTTGATATGCTGGAATAGATGTTGTTGAATCATAAATTGAACCTGTAATTAAATCATATACATTATATTTTTGAGTTAAAAATGGAGAATCGTCACGAAATGTAAATAAACCATTAGATCCACTAAGACTAATCTGAAATACACCTTCATCAATTCTATCTTTCATTTTATATGATGAAAAATTAAGAACAAAAATATCATCTGGAATGTCAGGAGTACTTGTAGCACTACCACTGATAAATGAAAATTGATCTTCTACATTAGATGAACCAAGAAGAAGATTTTTATACTGAGTATAAATTGTCTTAGTAGGAAATACTTTGATACTTCCTGTATCCAAATCAAATGAGCCAGAACCTAAATTTCCATAAAAATTTCCATAAGTAATTGAAAAATATGAATCGTTAGAATTATGATATGTGGTATTTGGAAATACATCAACATAAAACATAGTTCTTCTTATATCATAAATTGAAGAACCGTAAGATGGTGAAGGAGTAGCAGCAGACTGAGTTAGATCAAAAAATCCACTTTCAAGTAAACTAGCACTCCATACTGTTGTCGAATCAGGCCAAAAACCACTAGCAATCCGTGAAGTCCGCCCGGCAACGATGTCTGTCGAATCAAATTTGTTGAAAATCATAAATTTTGTATTTCCTTTATAAATATATCTATTGGAGTTATTGTATTATTCATTGTAGTTATTTTTGATACATTATTACACATATCTACAAAATAAAATTGTTCAAAATCCTGTTTCATCCAATTTATATCTTTATGAACCCATTGAACATTCCCCTCAACATATCCAAGATTTGAATTAATCCGGTCAAGAGAAGCTGTAGAAAACTTAGTCATCTTACGTTTTTTTGGAAATGTTAAATCTAAACCACTATAAACACACTTTTTATTTTGTTCTATGAATATCTTCCACAAATATTCCATTGTTAAATTAAATGGTATATTTCTTTTTTTAGCTCCTATTTTAGTTTGATTAAAATATGTCAAGGATATTTCTTCATATCCTTTCCAAAGTTTATTGTTTTTTCCAAGTGGTAAATTCCTACATTTTCCAGCGCAACTCCAACATACATCATTAGATTTTATAGCATGATACCATGCTGCATAACACGAATATGGTAATAAAACATCACATTTTGGACATACTCTATTATATTTTTTAGTCATATGTTATTTACTGGGCTGTAGGGACCATTACACTAACTTCTATACTCAAACTCCCGCCGCTCTCATTACCAATGATTGTTAAAGTTGTGCTAGTAGTATTTCCAAGACTACTATTTGGAATAAACTTAAAAGATTGACCTACTACCACCTGAGCACTAGTAGTATTCACATCTCCAGCAAATGTAGGAATTGTACTAGAAATCGAATTAATTGAATTAGCCTGTTGAACAACCAATGCTCCTACGTTCTTATTTGACAAAATTGCTGTATATCCGAGAGAAAGATTATAGGCTGGGTTTGTAGAAGGAGATATAATAATGTCGCCTGTATAATCTCTTGGAACAGAAATCTTGTCTTGAGCAATGCTTATAACCGGAATTGATGTTACACCCTGATTTAAACTCACCAACTTATACTTCATAGTCTGTGTTTCGTCAGAAACCGGTTCAAAAATAGGAGTGTTTCTTATAGCAATATCATAAAAAGCACTACCATTTGGATGATTTGGTTGATAAAGTGTATAATCAATTTCATCATCGGATAGAGCAAAACTGGTTATGTTCAAATTCCCGTTTTGAGCTAAAAGTTCTCGACCCTTTTTTGTAAGGATCGCATCAACGGTTACGGTAGAACTGTCCAAATATGACATATATTATATTCCTATTCTTTTTAAAAGTTTATTCATACTTCTCTTCTATAAGTATTCCTATAAAGATGTTTTTTCTATCTTTTCCTTCTTATATTAAAATCTCCAATTAATAGGACCAGGTTTCCAACTGTCCGACGATGAAGTTATTGAATTTGATTTTTTAGATAAATCAGTCAATATTGGTTGAGTTGTTGATTTACTAAAAACTGCAGATTTCTTAGTAATATTAGAAAACATAGATACCGTTGATGATGGTTTGGTTTCTGATTCTCTATTGAGAGGATTTGAAATCATTCCTTGAGGATTTGATGTAATAGATGTTCCGTCTGGAATAAGTGTACCAGCGGAAGACGGAGCATATTGAATAACATTACTAGCATTTACAACATTAATGTTACTGGTGTTACTGGATAATACAGGATATGTTCCGTCATCAATACCAAACTCATTGATGGTTGTATCAATTGTTTGTTGTCCTTTTATATAAATTACGTTGGCAGTCAACGTGCTATATTTACCATATTTAGTTTTACTAAATTTTTCCATTTTATGAGTATAATGATTTTTAGGATAACCACTCACAATTTCAAAATAACGATTTGTTGGTCTAAGTGCTAATGTATAATTGCTTAAATCGGATGGAAAAAATGGTCCAGGAACTAAATAAACATTACTGACTGTTTGATCTGGAGTTCCAATAAATGTACTATCAGCATGTCTATAATTGCCAAACCAATAATCTAAAGACGGATCTGAATTACCATTAGCATCATTCGTTTTATAATACCAATAAACTAAATCTCTCATCATTGCTTCTGATACCACAATGTATTTATAAAGATAAATTGAAGATGAATCATATAGATTTTCAGATGGATTTTCTGACCTTATATATTCTCCGGTTTTAGCATAATAATGATACTTATCCCACGCTTTTAATATGTAAGAAAGTTTTTGATGAACTGGATTGGCCGTGAGATTTATTGAATCATATATTGGTTTTTGACTAGATGTAATAATTAATCTTTCATCCATTCCAATATCATACGTTGTAGATCCTTTTATTCCAAAAATAGGTAAACTACCAGAACTTTCCCACTGACGATCAAACATTTGAAAATTTGGATATTGACCAAACTGAATCTCATCTGTAAAATCTGTTATATATCCTCCAATTCCAACATCTATATTACACGGCATAATTTTTAAAGGATTAGAGATGTATCCAAGATCTATTGTTTCAGAATATCCTATAAATCTAGAAGAAGTATCAAATTGTCCCCATAAAACACTCATCGAAAAATTATATAGATTATCTATTGTCGCTGGTGTTGTAAAATCAACTATACTGGATGATATTGGTTTATTTTGATACTTTGGACGCTCTAATATTGTAGGTTCAATCACTACTCCTGTAAATAAATTCGTTCTTGCTGGAACTACATTCTTAATTGCTTCAAAAATTGATTTATCAAAATAAAACTTATAAATTGTTAACATTTCATTGAATAATGTCTTTTTATTTCCAAAAGAATTATATTCAACATTTTTATTTATTAAATCGGAATATCTACTCTTATAAATATTTCTTGGATCTCCTATTAATTCCATTATTCCTGATCTACCAATATATCTTAGGATGTCTTTATTTTTAGAATCTTGTGGATCAATAAAAAATCCAATTTGATTTGATTCTCCAGTAACAGTTACATGTTCATCAAACGTAGATTTATCATTAGAATCAAATCTGGCCTCTACCGAATAATCCATTTTACGAATTTTTCTATTTTTAAATTTATTAGGTCCAAATTTAGATCCGTCAATATCTTGTTGATATTCATATTCTCTGAAATGCCACGGATAAACAGATGAACTAATCCAAACACAATTATAAGATGCAGACCAATTTGGATCAATTACTTCTGGAAAATTTAAAGCGACTATATCCGTAGATCCTGTAGGATAATATGTTTGCCATAACGTTGTAATTATTTCTTGAGATGCTGAGTATGCTGTAGGTATTACCGAAGAACTAAGATAAGTGGAAGATCTATAATTAGGAATGTAGAAATAATCAGATTGATTGTCAATCCACATTTCTGATGGACTTCCAGTATGCATACTTTGTGGATAATCCCAATTTAAACGAACCCAAAGGTTTCTAAAAGCGTTAGAACCACTAAATCCATAAGAATTTAAATCGTTTACATGTTCTTCAAAATCATTATCATCAAGAGAAATATCCCAAATATTTAATTTGTCAAGAGTTCCTACAAATGTTCCATCACTTAACCAAAATCTTCCATATTGAGAAAAAATTCTATTATCTTGAGCATAAAAATTTAAAGATGTAGACGAATAAAATATTTTCCTTCCATCTTCATTTCTTTGTATTGTTAAATCATAAAGACACGGAGTAGCATTAGAATCAACATTATATTCAAAATCTGGAGATACATCTTTCCTTCTAACCATTACACTAAAAATTTTACCATTAAAGATTGGAAGGACATCACTTGTTAAAGTTGCTCCTGTAGACCCACTTCCCATTTGTAGTGCTATTTTACCAGTATACTGTCCAGGGGTTTTATAAATATCGACATACCATGCTGATTCAGAACTTCCATATGGATATAAAGTAAATAACCTAATTCTTTGCCATTCTTCATAATTCTCTGGGTTTTCTACAGAAAACTTAAATTCTATTGTTTTTGCTGATTGAGGAAACGGACCTTCGATTCTATCATTAACTCCTGAAAACCTAAGCATATAAGTTTTTTCATCTAACTTATAAGTTGGAGTAGAATCTTCGGATGAATCTATTCCACCATATTCTCTTATACTTATTAAAGACGAAGGAAGTCCATAACAAGACATTAAATATTTTACACATTCTTCCGTTCCTTTTGTCTTATAAATTCCAGGTAAAGTAACAAGTATTCTATTCCAAATTATCTGTAATCTGTTCTGAGCTGATAGAACATTATAAGTTGGAGAATTTAAACTATTTAAATAAACATCGTCTACGTTAAGATTGTTAATAATATCATCAACATTCCAACCAAACGAATACAATAATTCTTTTAAAGTATTTGTCGGTAAACTCGAACTTATTTGATTAAAAACATGTGTTTCAATCGGCAGGGCTGAAATATAAGTATAAATGTTATCAAAATGATGCCCCACCATTGATAAAAATGTAAGATAATCTCCGTTATCTTTTGAATTTTCAGTTAAATATTCAGGAGTATTATTAACTAAATTATCTCTATTATATTTATCGTATTTTGAAGCCGATATTGTATAATTTTCTACATAAAGTTCATTTTCAAATGAATCAGACGTTACATTATAAATAAAATTTTCGCCATCAAACAAATATGATTCATAACCATCAAACGATGATATCAATTCATTTATTTGTTCTTGAACTTTTGTTTTTTCTGTTAAATAGAATGGATATATTACAGACAAAGAAAGACTATTATTGTATTTAGTATTGATTTCTGATAAAGAACTACTAAGAGTATAATAGGTTGCCATTTTTGTTTTAAAGATATTAATTCTAGTAGCAGCAGAAGAAAATACAATAAAATTATTAAAATCCGAATAATCTGTATCTAATTTTTTTAATTCTTTATTTACATAAACATCATTATTTATATCATTTGATAATGTTAAATCATCTTCGGAGTATAATTTATTAACATTTTCTTTATTTATAAATTTAGTTGTGGTTCCGAAATTTGGAGGACCGATAATTAATGTCTTATATTTTACTGGATTTTGAAGAATAGCAGTAAACACATAAGGAGACATACCAAAGTTAGATATCCAACATTCATCTTTGATAATAAAATCAGGAGGTAATGCGTTTGCTAATTTTATTACTAATGTTAATGGATCTCCAGAGGACTGTCTTTCATCAAGATAATTGTGATCTATAATAGAAAAATATAAATTTTCACCAAAATTTAATACGTTTTTAAATGGTCCAAAATATTTCTTTTGGTGTTCATTTTGAATGGTATATATGAAATATTCATAAAAATATTGTACAAAAAAATCATAACAAAATACCTTAGCATCATAATAATCTTGACCTTTTTGTTCTTTATATTGTGAAAATGCTTGATCAATACGAAGAATAGTAAATTCTTTAAATTTATTTTCAATATCATCAAAATCAGCAATAATATTATTACCTTGTAAAAGATAATTGTTAAAATAAGATTTAATTCCTTGAATTCTTTGTATTCTTGTCGGGTCTAATCCCAACGAAATTTGTTCTTCTGTTAAACTTGTATACCTAATATAATCTTCATATAAATTTTTCAAAAATCTTATGACAGATGCATCATCATTTAAAAAGAAAATATTTTTGAAAAAATTGATACTCTCTTCGTATCTGTCATACATAAGAGTATAAATATTATCATATGGACAATTTTGAGTTACTGATAAAAGTACAGGAGAAATATCACTTATAGGAAATTTTTTGAAACAAAATGCTGTATAAGGTATATTATTTGTATTAATAGGCAATAACTTAATTTCTGTTCTTGATGGAGAAATGTCATTAATGACTAACTTACTACTTGGATTTCCTGCCATTTCTCTTGTAAAAATATATGAAACTTTATATGATCCGTCGGTAATTCCCATTGTATCCAAATCATTTATTGGATCTATAAGAATATTTTTACTTTTGTAAATTACAAATTGACTATTTAATTCGTTATAAGTGTATTCTATAGAATTATTTAAAGTATTGGTGTATGTTAAAGTAACTTTATTGTAGTCCTTTTTTTGATCCGACACACTCCAACTAATAAAATTATCATTGGTATCATAAACTGATATTTCTGTTACATCTCTTTCAGAATAACCAAAAAATATATCTACACTTTGAGAAGATAAAAATAATGAAGTATCTTGTTCATTTAAAAATGATCCGGAATAAATACTACCTGTAAAATTTCCTAATATTGGATATGATAATGACATAAATTATGGTGCATTATCTTGTTCTTCAACAGATAAAGGTAAATATGGAAATTCCGATTGAAAATTTGCGGAAGAAAATCCCTGACCAAGTTGAATTCTCAACGGTATAATAATATCTCTTACAGACTGAATACTTGCTGCTGAATTATTTTGTTCATTTTCTAAAATTAAAGTATCTAATCTGTTTTGTAATTCTTGATTTTTAATAGTTACAGAATTTAATTGATCTATTATTTCAATTGATGTCGAAGCGGTGACATTAGTTTTAACAGGTTGAGCAAATTCTGTAAAGGTAATATCATAAAAAGATAAAATTTTATCATTATTATAATTGATATTAGACAGAGGAATTGATAAATAACTTTGCTGAAATATAGAAGAAGATGGATTTAAAATAACATTACCAACATCATCAAATCGATAATTATATGTTCCATATTTCTCAAAATTTGTTATTTGAAGTGCAAAATCAATCATTGTATGTATTTTCTATTATTTGTGAAGTGTTTTCATCTTATCACTTTAAATATACTACCATCGTCGATAATATATACACTTGAACTTTGTTCAATTTTTATTAAAACTTTAAAATATCTTTCTTGTGGTAATCCAGAAGTATCTAACATAAAATAACTACCGTTAAGATCACAAGATATTCTTGTATTATCATCAAAATCGAGAATAATTTCTTCGGTTTGATTGTCTTTTATTGCGTAATAAGATCCTGAGGGTAAATATTGAGGAGTAAGAAATTGAGAAAATTGTGGCAATCTCTGAAAATTTTTCAATGGATATTGTTCTCTTCCAAATATTTTTACTTTTATAATTTGATTATTTTTTACCTTTTCTGGTATTTTCACAACTGTTATAAATGGATTAGAAACTTGCATTGGTTGTAAACTACTTGAAGCCATTATTACACTACCAGTATATGAATAAGAAGAAGTATAAACGCTTCCTGTTAATTGAAGTGCCAACGTTCCACCTATATAAATTCCATCAACGAATTGTCCATTAAAACTAGAACTTGTAGATGATGATACAGTATAAGTTCCTAGTGCTTTACCATTAAATATACTTCCGCTAACATAAGCATAAGCAAAAGGATATATTCCGGACGGAAGTGGTATTGTTACTGTGTGACTGTAGATATTAGAAATAGGCCAAGAACCTGATAAAGAAGCACTAATAATTTGATAGTTTGTATACCAACCATTAAATGTACTTCCACTAAATGTACCATTGGAAAATGATCCAGTAATAATATAAGCATCAAATGTCTTACCACAAGGACCGGTTTGCCAAGACGAACTTAAAGTACTACTTCCCGTCATAGTTCCTACTATCTTTAATCCTTTAATTAATCCCAATGTTCCATATCCAACTACTGGTCCACCAATTGATTGAATAGTTCTTGTAAGATAAGCATCTCCATTAAACATTCCAGATATTCCACCAAAAGGCATAGAAAATGTTGATCCAGTGGTTATTGATCCAGAAATACCTTCATTTATTTGTGCTATTGATATACTTGATGTTGTTAAACTGCCTGTTACAATAGTAGTATCATTCCATCCTACATCTAAATATGGTGAATAAATTGTATTAGAATCTTGACTGAAGAAATATAAAGACATTCCACTACTTGTGGGATTGGTTTCTTCACTAGTCATAACAACTAGTCCACAATTAGATATAGTATTATTAATCCAAGCATTAGCTATATTTGTAACATCCATTGAAACATCTCCCGCTTGATAATTAAATGCTTGAGATGCTGATGGAGTTATTAAATAGGAAGAACCTGTCATTGCCCAAAGACTTCCATTATAACGATCACGAAATGACCAACTAGCTCCCTTTGAAGATCCTCCGTCGAAATAATATCCGTCGCCCATATCCCATCCTTCATAAAGAGGATAAGCAATAAGAGAATATCGAATAGGTAAATTCTCTTCACGGGCACATTTCATTATCAATTTATAAGTTGGATTAACAATACCTCCTGATGAAATAGATTGTGATATAGTAGTTAAATCAAATTGAAGAAGAGCTCTATTTGCAAAAGTTTTTGTAATTACAACGACATTTTGTTGATTTAATACTTGATATCCATCTAAATTTCCACTATAAATTTTTCCGGTAAAATTTAAAACTTTACCATTAATATACGAAAGATAATCAGACCATATAGAACCAGATACAGAACCACTAAAAATTCCACTAAAACTTCCACTAAATGAAGCGGATAACGATCCAGTAAAATTAGAAGAGCTATAAGAAGAAGATAGATAACTTCCCGTTAATGTTCCATTGAAGAAAGATGTGGTAACATTTGATACTGTACTACTTGAAATAGATACAATAGCATTAGATGCAGTTCCATAAACCGTAGCATTATAAATTGATCCGGAAAAATTTGTAATACATAAATTTGAAATTGATCCTGTGACTGGGTATGATTTAGTAGTCAATGTTTGTTTTGAAGTTATGCTCGGAACTCCTACTCGTAAAACTTCATTTAAACCAAAATTTGAGGTTTCATAACCACTAATATTGGTTATGAATGTATCTTTTTCGGGATATAGAAAAATATGCATAATATTTAATGAATTAGAGGTAATCTTATAAATTTACACTTTAGATGTTTTTCTATTTCTTTTTGCCTTCTAATATCTTTTTCTTTAAGATTACCGTTAAAATTAAAATGCTGTTTTTCATCTACTTCTAATACCACATTTTTTTCTTTGTCATATCCATCAACCCAATATCCCAATTCTTTAATATAATATTCTCCACCATTTATAGCGTGCTGAAAATTATATCCATTATTTTTCCCATATTCATCTATTATTTTACAAGCATTTGCATTAAAAGCCGGTATTAATTGTTGACCATTATTTTTAATATTTTCTATTCTTTTTATATGAGCCAATCTTAAATTTTTACAATGTTCAACTGAACGTATTCGTGCTTTCATTGCTTTTGATTTATTTTTCTTATAGTCTTCAGAAGAAAAAGTTTTTTTCATTTTTTCTTTAACTTCTGGTCTTGACATTGCTTTTTTAATAATATCAGATAATTTTTTTCTTGTTTCTAAACTATGATGTTTACCATACATACCATTATTTTTACCACTTCGAAGAAAAGACAGTTTTCTTCTATATTCTGGATTATCTAATAGCTTTTTTCTAGTCAATACTCCTTTTTCTATAACATCTTTAGGTATAATTTTTCCTGTTAAAGATTTAGATATTTTCTTTATTGTTTCTTCACTTTTTGGTGGTCTTTTTAATGCAGAGCATTTTTTGCAATCAAAAAATCGTTTATAAGCATATTTAACATAATCTTTTCCAGCTTTTCCACTATAACTTATAATTCTATTACAACTTGGACAATTTCTATACCAATTTTCATTTTCTTTCCATAAACCATCAGGAATACATTTTGATGCTGCACATTTCCTACAATTTCCATTGCGTTCAATTGCTACACGAAGAAGATTTTCATTTTTATGAACAATATTCTCATTACAAGTTTTACATTTTCTTATATATTCCATATCTTTAAAAATTTCAAAGGCAACTACCGCGTATATCTTTTTCCGGATATTTGCATTCCCAGATACTCGGATCTATTGAGGGGTACACCATGTCATTTTGCGTAGCTGCTTGAATATCGTAGGAAATTGGTGAATAGTTATCCCCATTAGTAGTTAATGGAGTAAGATTTTTAATGATTAATGATGCAACGGTTTGTACACCTTCTGTCTTAGCAATTTCTAATCTTAAACTACTCAAATTGATTGGTTGTGAGAATTCCCATTTATCGATATCAAAAAAGTTTTGAACTGCACCAATTGCATTTCCTAAAACTTCTTTTTTATTATATCCTTTATATACAGTGATGATAAATTCAACACCAATGTTTATAACATAACCATCAATTATATTAATTCCATCTGTTAACATTCTATATTGTTTCAAGTATGTTAAAAGATTAGAAATTAAAGCATCATTTGTTGTAGTTAAATTTTTATTACTATCATAAGTTAACACATATAAATTTATAGCAAATGGATTACTTCTATCGTAAGCAATCTTACGAAAATAATTCTGAGTATTATTATTGATAACAGTAGCAACATTATTTTGATCCACGGTTCCTACTAAAATTTGATTTTGATTTACATCCAAACTATTATAAGTAATTACTTGAGCTTTTGATACCGTTCCGTATTTTGGAGGCAATGAATATACTCTAGTTAAATAGTCATTTTGAGTGACAATTCGGTTTTGAGCAGCAAACATAGCAATAGCATTTTGCTTAATTTCTTCATTTTCTTCCGGACCTTTACCTCCTGTAGTGGCTTCTTCATTATTTACTCTCAACGAAGTTTTAACTGTATTTAATAAATTTACTTCTTCAGGAGCTAAACCTTCGGTAGTATTGTCAATCTCAACATTACCTATATTAATAACAGAATTAGAGGGTGAATTAGACTCCAAACCTCCTCCTATAGTATACGTTACTGTTAAAGTAGTATTATTAGGAGCAAGACCATATGTATCATTTTTTAAAAAATTGGATGGATCAAGAGATAGATTAAGAGCAGTAAGATTAGTGAGTCCTACCCCCACCTTTTCAGAACTTAAATTAATAATTTCGTCAGCAAAACCATTAGTACCTCCTCCGAATTCTAAAAATGTTCTATTATTTTCATCTACATTTATTGTAAATCTACGAGAAGTTTTCAAATATTTTAAAATATAAGGCACAGATCCTTTATATTGAGAAAGAGATCCTTCAAAAGCATCGTTATTTGGAACCCCATATAACACATTTTCTTGTGCCAGAAAATCTACTTCGTACCACTTGTTATTATCGGAATCTGTCACACTTATGATCTCTATAACATTCTCTTCATCGAGATACAAATCTAAAAATGATTGCATTTCTCCAACTACGAACTGTTTAGTAACAGTTTTTCCAGATCGAATATGTGCCGACTTTTGAAGTAAGAAATAAATAGGAACATTTGTATTATCTCTTGAATACACGGTTTGTATAAGAGGAGATATTGCTGTATTTACAGAAAAATTTATTGGTTCTGATGTTAAAAATGATTGACCAGAATTATTTGTGACCTGCATATTTTCTTTAATATTCAAACAAAATTTTGAATCTGGAACATAATTTCCATTGTCATCTGTAATAGATGGACAAAGTTGATATATGTTAATTTTACCGGTGGCTCCTCTAGTAGGTTTAACTTTGTAGTTTAAATATCTCGACAAAGAAATTATATTTTTTCTTTCCTGAGTATTAATAAATAAACTTTCTTTAAAAATATAATCTGTATAATATGATAAAACGTCTCCAACATAAGATGCCATATCTATAAACATAAGACCTGGTGATGCATCTGTGAAATCTTTATAAGTATTTGGATAATAATACTTTGCGAAATTTATCAATCCATCTCTAAATGAAGCAAAATCTCTATTAAGATATCTTATATCTTTACTTTGAGGCAAAAATGATTTTTGGGTTGTAGAAGAAATAAAATTACCCTTCCCTTTCTAAAATATTCTTACATTGTTTATTAACAACATCATATCTCCAAAACTTTTTTGGTTTTAAAATGTTTATTATTTTTTCTTGTCTTACTAAATCTTTTTGTTTTTGTCTGTTATGATATTTTGAATCATATTCCAAAACAATATTTTTATTATATTTATCAGTCTCCATATTTAATTATTTATAGTGATATTAATTGTATCCTGTTGTTTCGTCATATTCACTAAAAAAGTCACGGCTATATCTAATTTATAAATATCTTGATCGTGACTTATTTCGTCGGATGTATATAATGTAGAAGTTACGTTTAATACGGTTACGTTTGGTATCCACATAGAAATATCTTCAGATATTATATTATTAGCTATATCTGATAGAGTATCTACGTTTTGTTCAAATGTTATATTCCATAATCGACACCCAAATGTTGGTTGGAATCTTCTCTCACCTTGTCTGGTATTTAAAAGATTAATAATGTTAGTTTTTGTTTGGGTGATTGTATCATACGATTGAGCAAAAAATCCATTATTTCCATTTTCAATGGGAATTGTTATACCAATAGGCTGTTGAGTTAATGTTATAGCCATAAATTATCCAGACAATACAGTAGATGGATTAATAAGACCACCAGAACCATTTTTCTTTTGTTCATCGATTTTTCTTAATACCGCTCTAAAATCTTTCTTAAATACACCTTTTAATACATCAGGAACAGCAGACGTTCCTAAAACTGATTGTTGTGGTGTTCCGGTCGTGGCTCCTTCAGAAACAATTTGTTTTAAAAATCCCATATTAGTTCCATCTGAAACTACTGGTTTTGGAAATTGTCGTTGTTCTTCATAAGCAACTTCATTTTCATCCCCCACCTTATCAAATCCACCATCCAACAACTCAGCTAAACTTGTTCCTGAATTTGCTACTCTTTGTAAAGGTTTAAAATTTCTAGCTGTCTCAGCCAATACCGAATTTAATCTAGGATTATTAGTATAAATTGGAGTTACTGTCGGTATAGATTCAACGTCTTCTGTTTGTTTAGATGGTTTTCGTGATTCTTTTAAAACCTCAACCAGTATTTTCCCCATAGCCTTATTTATTTCAGAAGATACTTCTTCTCTGATCTGTTGACGAATCTTATTCATCTTTCTTTCTACCAATTTATCAATCATTTTTATTAAATCTTGTGCTTTCATAATTATCTTTTATCTTGACCTTTCCATCCTCCAGGGACACCAGTACCAGATAATACTCCTATACTTACAGGAGAAACACCATCAGTAATGTTTCCACCATTTTTACCAGGAGCAAACCCTCCTCCGGTCGTAAATACTCTTCTACTCATTAAAATATCCAATTTATCTCTAAGAGTTTTAAGTGATTCGGCCTGTACTGTAACCTGAGTTTTATCAGCTTGAGGTCCACCAGTGGTCCCCCCCTGAGCATCAGGATGAGTATGAGTATACCAATGTGTGTGAGATAATAACCACTCACACAAATCATACAGCCAATTTACAGACGTTTGTCCCAATAAAATTGGTTCATCTGTCACATTATACTCTCCTAAATAAATAGCCGGAGAATTTATGACAGTCTTGTTATTTGTGGTAATTACTATTTGGTTATGAGCATCAACAGTAAATTCGCCATCGGTTACAAATGCTATTCTTTTCTTAGCAAATTGAAACATTTCTGCACTTTTGGCCGAAATTACAATTCTATCACTATTCATAACAATTTGATCACCAATAGCAGGACTTGGATATATAAAAAAAGTAGATCCTCTAGGCTGAAATGATGGTTGTTCTTCCCCAGTTCCCCACATTTTTTTATAACAAGTAGTCAAAAAAAGACTTGGTGTAACTCCAGAAGTCATATGAATAGAAGATCCATCATTATTTATATCTTCTATCATATATCCGCCTACGTTCTTCTCATCAGCATTATCCGTCAATGGTCTTTGACGATTTCGTATTAGAACCATAGGATTTCCTCCGCCGGCTTCCTGCATTTTTCCGTTTAAATCTGTATATTTATTTCCAATTCCTTTGTAATCCGTATATCCTCCAAAAACGGAATTATAACCTTTATCATTTTTTCTATCATCATCATACGCCCCAAATCTAATAGATTGACCGAATCTACTTTCTATAACCAAATCTCCCTCACGATGTTTTAAAGAACGAATATTTTTATTAAATAAAAAATATCTTCCCAATACTCCTTGATATCCTTGGTTACCCTGTTTAGTGAATTTTGATTGTGGACCTATATATGATTGAAGAGAAACGTTTGGATTGGAATCTAATATTAATTCTCTATTTCCTTGAATTGGCGATAATCTATTAGCAGAAAATCCTCCAATAGATTGTTCTATAGAAAAATCGGCATTAACATTTGGAAGATTAAACATATTAATCTTTCTAGTATAATAATATTTCCCCAAATATTGAATTATACCGACAATCTCATTTAATAATGGATATTCTAAAATATTAGATTCTAATGGATAAGCCCATATTAAATCTTCCTTTTCGGACATTTGTTGACTATAATATAATCTAACTAAAGCCCTACCAACCCAAGTATAATCTAAATCTTTTGATTTTGCTAAATTTCCGTTTTTATCAGGAGGCCATTGAGTAGGATTTAATGTATGTTGAGGAAATTCTTGAAAATACTTATGACTTTTATCTAAAATTATATCTAACACAACAGCAGGTTCCATTTCATAAAATTCTACTCTTTTTTGTGAAGGATTATTGAAGATAGTATTACTATCTAAATTTACAGATGCATTTTTTGGAGTATTCCAGTAAGGCATATTATTTCTTTTCTATTACTTGAATAACCGCATTATCAGATTTAGAAATAGAATCTAATTCCATCATAATAGATTTTCTTTCTTCTTCTGACAGGCCTATCCCACCCCCGGCCCTAACTTCTTCTTCAACAACTATGAGTTTTTGAATAATAGAGGCCAATCTAATTAAATGTTCATCATTAACATTAGCTGCATTAATATAATCTTTTATAAATGGAATAATAAGAGGAGCATCGTCTATTTTAGTACACATCCTACGAAGGTCATTGATAAGTTGTTCGATTTGTTCTTTACGGTGCAATTGATTGCTGTAAATATCTTTACACAAAGACGAAAAACTTTTCCCAGGAAATAATTCAAAATCAGTCATATAACCTATAAATAGATAGGATTATATATTATTGTAAAGTAAATTCTTCCAACACTTGAAAGATATTGGGTTTCAAGAAAGTTTTTATACTTTCAAAGAGTCCATTCCGACCCACATTTTTCCATTATATTCAAACATATGTTTTAATCGTGTGAAGATAATTATTTACATCAACATTTCCATAATCTCTATATGAGATATATAAATTAGTTTGATATTGCTTCATTTTATTTATTACTTTCGTAATTTGTTGAGTATGACAATTAGAAATTTCACGTATCATCAAATAAAGGGCTTTTTTATTAAATACTTCTAGTCGATTTGATCCACGAAACAACTCTATAACTGCATTAGCTATATCAAGATCACGTTGCTTTGTAAAGATTTTACCAACATTATTTTCCCAAAATCTAACCATTAAATCCATAAATTCCATCATTTCAAATTCTTTATAATATTTATCTTCACTCTGAAGTTGAACGGTATGTTCATCTCTCTCCTCACTAATATCTACGTGTTGGTTAAATCTTTTATAGGTAGAATTATTTAAAGCAATAAGATAATGTTTAGCAATAATAGAAAAATAACTGAATGCTTTTCCTTTACCCTTTTCAAATTTATGAATATTTGCAACAAGATGAGTGACCGTTTCTCTCTGAACTTCTAAAGGTCCTGTTTCGAAATAACTAAATTTAAAAGTATTGAATATACACTCAACAAGCTTCTCAAATGGATACTTTATCTTTTCATTATAAAGTTCTTCTCGTTTATTATGTTTTTCAGTTTTATTAAATTCAATAATTGCATCTTCTGTCATTTGAGAAAAATAATTTAAACCTTTAGTTTTTTTTCTCCTAGTTTTTCTTACTTTAACTGGAAACAAATCTAATTTAATAATCTCTGGTCTTTTTATTTGTTTTTTATTTATTTTTTTGAATTTTAAAATTTTTTTAATAATTTTCTTTTTATGACTATATATTTTTTTATTTTTTTTAATAATCTTTTTCATATTTTATTGATAAAATTTTCCAAAACATTGTTCCACAATTTATTTACCGAATCATATCGCCAAAATTTCTTTGGTTTAAGAATATTAATTATTTTTTGTTGTCTAACCAAATCTTTTTTCTTTTGATATGAACAATTGTGATATTTAGAATCATATTCTAACGCCACATTGTGTTCTTTATCATAACCATCCAAATATGCTAAAAAATCTATATTATTTGTGACCTGATAATTTATTTCAAAATTGAAACCTAACCGATTCCATTTTTCAATTAATTCCAACTGGCCACTATCCATTTTTGTTTTTAACCATGGCGTTTTGAACATAGATTCTATATATTTTTTTCTAATATCTGGTCTATGTAATGCCAATTTAATGCATTTAATTATATATTTTCTTTTTTGTGGATTTTTCCACATTTTTATAGATGACAAAGAAATTTCTTTTTTAGATTTGTCTGTATGCTTTTTTTTGCCTTTATTTTTTAATCCTATTTTACATTTCCATTCTGAAGATATAATTCTTCCCTGTAGTCTTTTTGATATCAATTTTCCAAACCACTTCGGTCGCTTATGATTTCTCCAAGGATGATTTTTATTTTTTCTAGCTGAAATAGAAAGTTTTTCTTTATGTTCATCAGTAAGTGGTCTTCCCTTTTGTGATTTAATAATTTTTTCTATTGTAATTTTAGAATGATGCATGCCTATTCTTTTGCAAAAATGACAAGTTCTATTTTTTTTAATAGATTGAATTACATAATTTTTACCACTTTTTGATTCTATTATATTTTTACATTTTGGACATTTTCTACACCAATTATTTAATTCGGTTTTCCAAATTAATCTTTTTTCTATTATTTCTTTTAAAATCATTTTTCCTTTGAAATTTCTTCATCTTCTTGAGTTAGTTCGTTGAGTTCTTGAAGTATGTTCAATATCTCAGCAAATGACTGGCCAACCTCATCATCTTTAGAAAAGATATTCTTATCATCTAGTTGTTTCATTGAAACATAAGTGGTAAGAATTCTGTCTTTTATTTTGAGGATTGTATCTTGATACATTTGTTCGTATGCGTCAGCTCTATTCATATGACGCATAGCAGCTATATACAAGAGAATATTGGCAATAAGTGATGCTATTGAGATCACTCCCAAAACTACGGTTATTGTTATAAGCATATACTATTATTCTTCTTCAAGATAAGGATCGTCTTGAAACTCGATTATATATTCAACGGCTTCATTGACTGCATCCCAATCTTCTTCTTTAATGGCATTGCTTAATAATTTTGCTAGATATTCGAAGTCTGATTGATTCATCATCGAAATATATAGTATTAAAATTATTAAAATACCAATTTTATTTAATAATAGTACATTTTATTTGATTTGTCAAGCATCAAGTTTGAAATATTTTTTAAAAAAATCATTTATATGTTCTTGATCTCTTACCTTATGACTGTGTAATTGATTATCTGTACGAGCATCTGTTAAAACTTGAGGTTTTGGAATAGGATCAGTTTGAATTGCTGGTTCTTCTTGTTTGATTTCTTTTGAAGAATCAACTTCCTTTTCTACCACAGGTTCTATCGTAGTATTAGTTTGAATCTCTGGCGGATCTTGTTCGATTTCTTTTTCTATATTAGGTTGAACTTCCACATCATTTTCTGTGGAATCAATCATTGTTTCTATAGAATTAGATTGAATTGCTACAGGTATTGAATCGACGTTTTTAGAATATTCTATTCTTTTTTTTTAACTATCTCATCTGGAATGTCTATGATATCATCATATACATTCTCATCCTCTTTTTTATAAATAGCCACATTGTAAGCCGCCACATTATAAGCTAATATTAAACAAATAGAAATTGGATCAAAAATAGTAACTATTGTTATAATAAACCATTTGGCTACAACATCTAATGTTACTCCTAAAGAATCAGCAACAAATTTAAAGATTTGTATATCTTTATGGGAACTAGCACCAATTTTTAATTGATTTATTTTATCATTAATTTTTTGTATTTGATCAATATCGGTCTGAATTTTTGTATTTTCTTCTTTTATATTACTATCAGTATCCGACATTTGTTGTTGAACTTGTTTAAATTGAAGAGGATTTCGAAGAATAAATTCATTAGTTTGATTAGATTCTTGAGAAAATCTAAGTTTTATTAAAGTATCAATTCTTGTTTTTGATGATAGAATATTATCTTGATAAAAAACTTTCTGATTTTCTGTGGTTTTTATTTTTTCTTGTATAATTCCATATTCTATAGATGTAGTTTGATATGCCTGAGAAAGAAATCCAAATATACCGGCTGACGTGATTCCCATTATTATGGATGTAAATATTATTAAAAGAGTTTTAAGATAAAATTTACATTTTTTCCAATAACGATAAAGAAATGTTACTGACATTATTTTAGAAAATTCTAAAGATCCAGCCATAATAGCCGCTGATATTAAAGAACCACTAAAAAGAGTCGATATACCTATTATACTAAAAAATGCTGAAATACTAGCAGCTAATAAAGCAGAAATTACCAATAATATACCAAAATTTATTTTTATCATAATATATTATATTCTTGTATGAGTGGAACATTTTCATCTCCACATTTAAATTTATTCCAATCATTTTCCCAGATATATTTTACATTATATCCTAATCTATTTAAATTATAAAATCTAGAAAATGTATTATCATATAATTCTTTAAATGATTTTTTTAAAATGGTATTAGTTTTGTTAAAATCAAACTTTTTAGGATTTCCGTGCCAAAAATCTCCAAGAAATTCATAAATTGTATTTGTTTTTGGATCAAATCCATCTATGAAATAACCAAATACATTTTGTTGTCTATCATTTTTATTTACATCAACATAATCTAAAAATTCATTTTCACCTTTTGAAGAAATAATATGTAATAATTTTTCATATCCACATTTTCTACATCCTCTTCCCATTAAATGACTATTAGGAATTTGAAAAAATGATCCATGCTTAGAACATATAATTTCAATTTTTGTTTTATAATTAATATAATTTATTTTAGAATAATCATATTTTAATCCATGTATTTCTTTTGATTTAATTAAAAAATCTTTAACAGTTAATTTTTTATTTTTACTACATATTGAACATCCATACCCAGATAAATGATCACCGGGTCTTTGTAAAAATTCTCCATGAATTGGACAAATAATTTTTATTTTTATATTTCTATTAATATAATTTATTTTAGAATAATTAAATTTATTATTATGAATTATTGATGCTTTTAAAATAAAATCTTGATCAGACTTTCTACATATATTTCCTATTTTTTCATTTTTACACTTAGGACACCCACTTCCTCGTAAATGATGATTTGGTATTTGTAAAAATGATCCATGTTTTTTACATATTATTATCACTTTTTTATTAGAATATTCATAAATAATTTTAGAATAATTATATTTGTTACCATGAATTTTTCTAGATTTTTTAATAAATTCTCTTTTGGTCAATCTTTTCATATTAATATAATTAAACTTCCAATACCATAAACAGAAAATGCTGCTGCACATAGAGCAATCAATAATGCTGAAGAACCCAAAACTATTGGGAACCTAGATTTAGAAATAAATTTGTCTTTCATTATTTTATATATTTAATTAAATATAAAAAACTCTATAAAGATTTTATTTATTTTTTAATGGGCCATACAATGGAATTTGCATCAGTATATTTTTGTGGAATATCTCTTAATGCTTGCCTATAATTTTTTAATTGTAGAGAACAAGATGAATTATTTTCTATACATTTTAAAACATCTATATCAGATTCATCTAAAAGTTTATCTCTTTGTTTTTTAATATCATCCCACGAAATATTAGATATAAGTTCTTTGTAAGAACATTTTGGATAAGCTAGTTTAACAAAATCAGGATTTAAATTCAAATCTAAAATAATTGTATTTACTACATTTTTGTTTTTATCAATTATTTGATATATTTTTTCCATAATATTAAAAAACTAAAACTACTAACCCATTTATTCCAGCAGTCGTACCATAGCCACCGCATCCCTCTTGATCAACACCACCCATAACTAATGTTGGATATACGCCGCCGCCGAAGCAATTCAGCCAGCCCGGCCCCCAACCAGTAGATCCACTACAACTAAAATCTGCATTAGCACTACCAGTACCATATATACCACCGGCTCTTACTAATACAGCAGGAGCTGTATTCCCCTTTCCTCCGTAACCTCCATTTCCTCCTTCTGCAGCTACACTTGGTGTTGAATTTCCTAATATTGTAACTGATGTTTCTCCTCCCGGATAACCATTCCCAGGATTAGCCGGCCCCCCGTTTTGATTATAACCAGCAGCCCCACCAGCGCCCACAACAATCACTAATTGTTGATTAGGAACAACACTTATAACTCTTCGAGCAAAACCAGCACCGCCTCCTCCCTGACCAAAGGCGTAACCTGAGACGCGAAGGTCCCGACCGCCGCCGCCACCTCCACCTCCGTACACTACCATTTCAACTTTATATACATCAGGAGGAATTGCAAATATAGTACTATTATAAAAATAATATGGATAATATATGGCAGATGCACCCGCAGTTAGAGCAAAACTTGATGTTCTAGATACATCAGAATAACTTGAACTAAATGATCTAGAAGCCCAACTTGAACTTATAGAAAATAATGCATTATTTGAATTTATGGATTGAGTTGCCCACGATGATGATAAATTATATGACGAAAATCTTGAATATGATGATGTTAATGAATATGAGGATGATACTGCTACAGACGATGTTTTAGCATAAGAAGCACTAATGGCATCAAATGCATAAGAAGCAGTAGATGATTGAAATGAATAAGAGGCTGTTACTGCATTACTTGCTGTGGTGGCATATGTTTTCCAAGGAAATAAATAACTAGCCGTATCAGCTTGTATTGCGTGTGATGATGAAAAACTTCTGGATGCAAAAGATGCACTCCAAGCAGATCCAGATTTATTAAAATAATCACCAAGAACGGTAATAGCAGTTCTATAAGTCGTTGCTGTCGATAATGAACCACTCTGTACAATTGGAAAATAATCTACACCTTTTATTTGAGTGAGAGCATTTAAACCGCTTATTCTAATATTGTCTGACATAATATACTATAAATATAATAAAATGCAACTAAACCTTCTGTTTGTTAAAATACTACTGTCCAATTATTTAAAATTAATAATGAAATATTAGATAATAATGTTGGAGTCATTGTATATCCTTGCATAAATAATGATCCTGATAATATTCCATTTGATACCAAATCTCCGGTCATTATTTCCATTGTTGTACTATTAAATACATTATATGTAACATTTAAATATGACATAGATAGAGGTAGTGGAGATGGAAATGTTGATAATCCCGATGCATATATATCCAAGTATGACATAGATTTAGGTAAACTAGATGGAATACTACTTAACAGAGTAGAATTAAACGATGCTGTAAATAATGTATCGGGAAGAGATGTAATTGACCAAATAGGAAGAGATGCAGACCCAATACCAATATCATCAGCAAATATTGTTAACAAAGAAGAAGTTGCAATTGTTGGAAATGATACAATATTATTGGCTGAACAATTTAAATATGTTAAAGTTGGATTAGCAAGTGTCCCCAACGATGTCAATAAATTGGTTGAACAATTTATATAAGATGTTGTTATAGGAATGTTTGGAAACACCGTTAATAAATTATTACTACAATCTAATGTTTGTAAATTTGTATTACTTAAATCGTAAATACTTAAAATACTACAAGATTGACATAATAATGTTTCTAATGTATCAGGCATTTTATAAAATAATCCAACTAATGTACTATTATTACTACAATCTAAATGTGTTAAACTTGTTGCCTTCCATGTATATCTTATACTAGAAACATTTTTATTTTGAACACTTATCCACGTAATATTTTGAGATCCAGTATCTAATAAACCAGATAAATTATCTTCAAACGGTCCTCCTAAACTAGATGAAAATGAAATGGTAACATTTGAAGGAGCAATTATCAAATCGATTGGTTCATCAAAATATGTTGTTAAGTGATCACTATAACTAGAAAATTTAAATTTAACTGTTCTATAAGGATCAATTATAAGATTAGGAGATGATGACGATAATTCTAATAAATAATTTCCATAACTTCCTGTTTGTGAAATTAAATTAAATGGAATATTTATAGAACTTGTAGATAATGAATCCCATTGATTTATAATTGGCGTAACATTAAAAGATACAGGAACAGAATCAAGAAAAAATTTATTTCCTGAATACCTATCAGTATAATGTAATGAAATAGAATAATTATTACCTACAGACGATGTGGAATTTAAAATTGTATTACCTATCACTTCTATCATTGTTTGTTGTGCCGTATTTAACGAAGAATGTATATCTAAATTATTTATTATTGCTGAATAAGATGTTTGAGCAATAGCATTTACCATTCCATAATTATTCATAACTCCTGCTATAGTTCCTGCTGATATAGCATAACTTGCAGTACCATTTGTAGGAGAAAATACTAAATAAGATGCAGTTTTAGAATTATTTACAGTATTTACAACATCTTTAGCTAAAATAGCATAAGATGCTGTAGCTACTGTTCCAACCGAACTATTAAAATAAGAAGCCGTATCTGCGGTTGTAGAATGATTTACATTTTGAGAAGTTAATGAATAAGATGCTGTACCATTATTAATTCCTATGGAATGAAGTAAAAATGATGATGTTTTAGAAGAAATGGCAGTCGTTGCCCAACTAGAAGTTATTGGATATGTAGATCCCGTTATTAATGTAGTTCCTCCTCCTATAGCATTTTCTGCCCAACTTGCTGTTTTAGCATAAGAAGATGAAATAGAGTCAGAATTAAGAGAATATGACGATGTTATAGCAATAGAAGAAGTAAAAGAATAACTAGAAGATGGAACGCTTCCGCCTACAATATTTATTGCCCAACTTGCTGTCCCTGCTTGATCAGCATATATTGATATTATGCTTCCACTTGCATTTAAATAAGCAGATAAATTATTAACTTTAATTTTTTTTGATTCATAAGCACTAGAATCAATGATTAGAAATAAATCATCGTTGGCAACTTCTGCCGATGTCAATTCTATTAATTGTGATACTCTTTTATTTCCTGAACTCATAATTTATTTTTCATTAATATATTTCATGGATTAGAATATACGGTAAATGTCCACCAACTAAGTTCAATAAATCCTGATATAAATGAAGTGTCAGCAAATGCTGATCCTGTTGGACCGAATAAACTTAAAGACATAGTAAAACCATTTACAGTTTTGTTTTGTCTAGGATAAGAAACAACTCCAAGATATTCATATCCATGTTCTCCACCTAGTCCTGATTGAACCATATAATTTGTATGAAACATTGGATTTATAAATGATATTCCCCAGGAATAAAGAGCACTTCCACTTCCATAAGGTTTAATACTCGCATCACTCGATGTTATTTCAATTTGTCCTAAATATTTTACAGTATCAGCTATATTATATCCATATTCTACCGATGGATTATATAATGTTCTAACATTTGCTCCTAAATTTAATAATGATGATGTTCCTATTATCGTCGCCCAAGCTTTAGGAATTGCTGGAGTTACTACAGTTGAAGCATAAGACGATGACACAGAATAAGATGATGTCCTAGAAAAAGATGCTGTAGTAGAAAGAGATGCTGTATTAGAAAAAGATGATGATATAGAATTAGATGATATTATAGAATACGATGACGTTATAGAATAAGATGCAGTATTATATGTCGTTCCTAAGAGATAAAATAATGCCGATGCTGTATCGGCAGTATAAGCAAAAGAAGACGTTCTAGAAAATGAAGCAGTACCATTTGGAAATCCTGAATATAAAAGATATGATGCAGTTTGTGCTGTTGTAGTAGACGATACAGAACTAATAGCTACAGATGCTGTAAGAGCATACGATGCTGAAAGTGCCGATATTGCATATGTTGACCAACTAGAACTGACACTATTATTAGAATAACTAGCTGACGAAACAATACCATCAACCCCACCACCTAAAATATAAGAAGCAGATGTGGCATTTTGTGCAATAAAACTACCGGTTCCTTCAATATAATCTAATAAAGCTGTAGTAGTAATCTTTTTAGACTCCTTTGCACTCATATCTGTAATTAAAAACAGATCTTCCCCGGCTAATTCGCCGGCAGTCAAGGAAATCATTTGGCTGATTTTTTCGTTGGACATGCGTTATATAATCTATAAATAGACGAGTTAAATTGTTTTTCTGGCTTTTTTGATTATTTAACCTGATGGGTAAGAATAGTTTAATTATAAACCCTTAATTTTTTTACAATAAATTTCACAAGTTCGCTTCGCAAAATATCTTCATCCGTAAATCTAAAGGTATATATTCCGTTTTGTTTAGATGCATCATCATCAAAACAATTCATTATTTTTGTAAATCCACTACGACCATTTATATCCGATTGAAATTTATCTCCAACGACAAAAAATTTTGAAAACATTCCTGCTCGTGTAATAAATGTTATAATCTCACGTGCTGTTGTATTTTGAGCCTCGTCGAGGATTACTGATTTAGCATTAAAATTAAGTCCCCTCAAAAATCCTATCGGAATTCCTGTTATTCTTTCTTCTTTTTTCAATATTTCGACCTCATTTTTTGGAAGTAATTCTTCTAATTTATCCATAAGAGGTTGAATATAGGGAGAAAGTTTTTCGGATACTAAACCTGGCAAATAACCTATGGATTTCTCAGAACTTTCAACTGCACTTCTTACATAAATAATATCACTTATTCTGCGTTGATTCATTAGTAATAAAGAAGCATACACTGCCATATAAGTTTTACTAGACCCCGCCGGTCCTTCAATAAACATTAATTTTGTATTTTTATTTAAAGCTAATTCTAAAAATTCTTTTTGTTTTTCTATAAAATCACTTCTTTGATAAATGGTAAGTAAATCTTTTATTTTATTTCTCTGCGGTATTATCGGACTGGTGTCTTTTTTATCGACATCGACAATTAACTCAGCATTTTTCTTTTTCATTAATTATTTTAATTTTCGTTTCTTTAAAATAGATTGTAATTTAACAATTTTATCACAATTTTCATATAATTCATTTTCTATAAAATAGTTAAAAATATTATCTACATTACTAATATAATCTTTTTCTCCAATGGTTATTACAAAATCAGAATTTTTAAATTGAAAAACTTCTACGAGAGGTAAATTATTTTTAGCCGCGAATTCTATTGATAAAACTACATTTTTCATCATATCTACTTTAAACTTAGTAATAAACTTACGCATCTCATCATTATTAGATGGAAGGATATATGGGTCTATTTTTAATTTCTTTTTCATGAAATACATTCTAAACGAACTTTTTTAGTTTTAAAAATAAAATCTTTAATGGTTAATTTAACCATATTAATAAATATGAAAATAAAACAAAAGACTGCAAAAAAATACCGCCAGAAAAAATCTGGCGGCACCGTAACCTTTTAATATTTATATGAACTACCAATCCGCTAAAGCAAATTGGTTTCCAACCCAATCAGTTGCCTGTTTGTTAAAACAGGTCTTATACCAAGACAGTTGGCTTATACGGTCGTTCCGACCGTTATCCAGTTTCAAACTGGAAAATCTAACAGGTTGTGTTATTTCACTTAGTTATCGTGAATTATTCAACCAAAAATAACTATATCACAAAATACAAAAATGTCAAGAACTAACTTATTATATTGTCGTCATTCATTCCGCCCGCTAAAGCAAGTGGGTTTTTCGACGACGGGAAGATAAATATTTACTTCTTTTTCACGAATTTTCTTTTTTCAGTCCGTGTTTCTTTATCTTTAGTTTTTTCAATCTTCTCCGATTTTAAATCTATGACCATCGGACCTTTTATTTCCTTAATTCTCTTTTCTGCCCAACGATCCCACCGTCTTATTGTCTTGGGGTTAGCGGTTGTATATTCTGACTTACCTTTGGAAACTAATGCCTTAATATCAGTTTCAGAATCAGCGTCTTGAATTAACTCTACGAGTCCATATTTAATTTCAATTTCCATATTACCAGATCCTATGTTTCTTTTTATCGAACTGCACAATTTCAATTTTTGTACCATCCGGATATTTATTTACAATTTTTTGCCAAAAATCTCTTTCAGCAAGTGCAACAGGAAAATCAAGAGTAAGATATTCTTGATCAGAAACTCTAAGTCCATCTCTTGTTACAACGTAAGTTGGAGTGTTATTCGACTTCTGTTCCTCGGATACAACATTGGCTTCATCGGGAGTTGGAACTTCGTCCTGAATAGCCTTCTTATTGATTTTATTTTTTAACATAAGAATTTGTCTATTGTGATAGTATAATAACACGGATAATTTTAAACGTCAAGTGTTATTTAATTTTATTCAGGTTCTACATTTGGTAAAGAATTAATTAAATCTCTCTCACTACACGATGAAATATAATCTGCAATATGAATAATTCGAGGTAAGTTTGTTTTCAAAAACAATTCTGTCTTAAATTGAACAAGATATGCTTTATTAGATTCTTTATATAATCCATCTGATAAACGTATACCAAGAACCTCTTTCCAAGTAGTTTTTATTCCATAATATTGTAGAATAAACAACGCTCTATCAGTTACATCCATATATTGAATATTAGGATTCATTTTATATATTTCACCCCTTTTTCTTTTCCAATCTTCGTCTTGTGGAATATAATATGGTCCTTCATGAGGCATTCCTAGTTTGCCCAAGTCGTGAAATAAACCACTAAATGATAACTCTTCATCAGTAAAATCAACATTACCACCCATCATTTTAAATAATTTTTTAATTCCAAAAGATACTTTTATTACGTTCATAGAATGGATTCCAAAACCTCCCGAAAAACAATTATGCCATTCTTCATTCATCGATGCTGGAGCTGTTGCTAATTCTAATCCCAATTCATTTTCAGAAAACATAAAAAGTATTTTTTCTTTGCGTTCTCCTGAAAAAGTATCAGATACAAATTTTATAACTTCTTCGTAATTCTGTTGAATCTCTTTTTCTGTTAATTCTGGTTTGTTAATCATAATTTTAAAATAAACATTTTAAATGTCGTTTAATATTTGTAGGGAGTTCTAAATGCCATTTTTTCAATTCTTCTATACTTCCATTATATCGTTTGGGCATAGTAGTTTGAATTATTGCCCATTCGTATGCTGTTATATCTGATTGAATTGTATATTCAAAAACTTGAACAACTTTAAATTCCAATTCTGAAATTTCTGAAGTTGGTTTAAAACAATCTGTTGTTTCTTCCCAAATTTCTTTACAATATGTTTTAATCGCATTAAAAATCCTCATATACGGAGTATACCATATATGAGGATATTTACAACTTATTTTAAATTGGCGGCAGATGAGGGATTCGAACTCTCGGTGGGTGTTAACCACTTCTGTTTTCGGGACAGGTGCTTTAAGCCATCTCAGCCAATCTGTCAATATAAAAAAATAAAGTGGCGAAACTTTTATACCTGTCAGAATTTCGTCCTTCACCATATCCACTGCTTTTGATTGTGGACTCCTTCTATGGTCTTCAACGAAACTTAATCGTTTACTTATTTTTCATAGTTATCTTGGGTATAAAATACGTCAAGGATTTATTTTAGGTGTTCACCACTAAATTGGCTGACTACTCACGATTTGAACGTGAACAAAAACTTTCAGAAAGTTTTATGCTACCATTACATCAGTAGTCAATTTTCTGTGTAAAATTTAATTAAGCATCAATACCGGCTTTTTTCAAAATAGCCTTTGCTTCAGCCACACCGACTTCAACTTTCTTAGGATTTTTACGTCCAATAAGGATACCTGCTACAAATCCGGCTACTGCTACTAATACATAAATTCCAATTGTGATCATATTTTTTATCTTTCTTTAAAAATGGTTGCGGAGGATGGGAGTTGAAACCATCGTGTACTCACGTTATGAGCATGAGAGCTTACCACTTGCTGACCCCGCAATTATAAATATAATATAAATAAAGAAAAAATCAAAAAGTAATATAGTTCTTCTTTTATCATTGAATAGAGCCACTAACAAATGGAGCCGAAACAAATATAGGAATAGTTGTTTTTGTATCTATTACCGTTCCATCAGATTTTTTTTCTGATTCGGATAATTCTACTTTTTCTCCCCATATTCTTTGTCCTGCTTTAGCTGCGGCTAAACCCAATGTAATAGTAACAAGAGAACTATCAAAAGAAGTTAAAGTTTTATTTTTTATGGTTACGTATGTTAAATTAAAACATAATGTAAACATCCACAACCAAAACATAGCTCTCATAGTTGAGGCTCCTGTGTTATTGTCTTCAAAAAAACCAGAAAACCAAATAAATAATTTTTTCATATAGTTTGGAGGAAGGAAACCCCAACGGCTTTAGCCTTGGGGAGGAATTCCGACCATTCTCCATGAATTATACGTCAGAAACTTAATATCTGATGGTTTAGCGTTCTGACATAATCGCTTTCCATCTCTTAAATTATGCAAAGAAACTCTGTCTCTCAAAGTTCCACCCACATAACAAAAATTGTATTTTGCGTGTTTATTTTCTATCATGGTTTTTAATCCTTTCTATCCACGATAAAAATTCATCGTAAGATTTGGTAAACTTCGCCCTATTACAATCCCAACAACAAGATACACAATTAGATGAAACATATCCTATTTTATTATCTTTTCGGTCTATTCCGTTGTAAGTAAATCGTCCATTGGTTGTTTTATTTCCCGCCAATTGAGACGGTTTGCATCCACAATAATAACAATCATCTAAAAATAGTTTTTTGGCATCATCTTTAGAAAAGTTAAATAGAATGCCTTTTGTTTCGGCTCGTTTCTTATATGATGTATAAAGTTTATTAAATGAAGATATTCCTACGGGTAATTTGTTACTCGAAGAATGTGTTGGTTTGCATCCTTTATTACCACAACTTACTATATTACCTGATTTCAAGTGTTGAGCTAATATCGGTTTTATTTTTCCACATTCACATTTACATAACCAATATGTTCTTCCTTTTATTGGATTTTCCAAAGATAAAACGGTGAGTCTCCCATATTTTTTATTAGTTAAATCTTCTAATCTATGTGAAGCATCTCCAATATGTTTCGTGCTGCTACGCACAGTTGACTCAATTGCCTTCAAATGGCCGGTCTTGCGACCGACCTTGGCCACTCTAGTCTCTATTTTAACTTTTAATTTTGAACTTAGCATGTTCTACTTTTTCAAGCCCCTATCCCTTTAGGGTAGGGGTTATTGACCTTTCCAAGGTGTAAATATAACTTTGTCTTGAAAGAATTGTTGCGGATCTATGGAACTTAATTTTTTTAATAATGTTCCTTTTCCTTTATATTCTGGTTGTTCATTCAAACAATATGCTGCTAATTCAGAACATATCATTCTATTTTTTTTATTAAAAAGATTTGTAAAAAATTCTTTACTTTTTCCTTTGGTTAAAACATCAAGAATTATACCTATGAAACTATTAGAAATAGTATGACCAATTAATAAAGTCCAATCATAAAGTTTACCAATTTTAGAATATGCCGTATCAATAATTCTTTTGCTAATATCATCATTTAACCCAACGGGTTTTCTAAAAAAAATATGATTATGTGGATCATTAAAATAATCTGTTAATAAAGAACGTTTTATTTTAGGAAAATTTGCTTCAACACATTCATTCGGACCAGTTACAATCAAAGTATGAGATATGGGTATATTTGGAACATCAGGATTTTGACCACGTTCCCAATTTGTAAACCACGATATACCAAGACTAATAAAACTTGAATCGTTATATATAAATCCTATAAATCCGTCTTTATAATTTACTCCATATTGAGGTTTTACTGATACAATAGTTGTCATATTTGAATTTTTAATTCACGGCCCTACCGTGACTGTCGTATTAAATATAGTTAAATCGGTTGGAGCATTGGTTGGTGCTAATTTAGGAATACTATCTGAATTAGAAAAATCAGATTCTCCAATGGTATTCTTTGCTTTAACTTTAAAAGATAATTGTTTTGTTACACCAGGAGTGATAGGAACTCTTACCATTGTCGCGTTGGTAGTAGCAGATACTGTTATTGCCGATTGAAAATTTACACTTCCATCACGAGCATAATACACCACAAAATTACTTACCAAATTAGTTGGAGATATATTATAATTCCATCTTACCCACACATCGAGATATGTTGCTGAGAAAGCGGTTACACAAAATAATGACATTAAAACTGTTGCAATAATCTTTTTCATATATTAATAAATATTGTTTATTTTACTATGTATTCGACTTTTGTTATACTAAATTCAGTTGGAGTAGGTAAATTATTATTAGAAACACTTACTAAAAAACTTGTGCTGCTTGCTTTCATACCGTCGCTGACGTTGACCGTCATCAGGGTTTGGCCCACCGAATTCGTGGATGGTCGCACGATAATAGTACGGTTCGCCCCACTACCACCCAAAACAATATTCTCATTTGGAATCAATGCGGTATTCGCAGCGGTGGCGGATACATTTAAGTTTACCGCCGGCGTTTCCGCGTCACCAATTGTGAATGGAAGTGTAATTGTATCATTCCCCCACATAATTACGTTGGATATAGCCGTTATCGTGGGAAAACTGTTGGTTAAATCGGACGGAATCGAGGTGCTAACCTCATTGGAGTAGTCGCTTTCCAGGCCGTAGCTGTTGGTTGCAGTGACGGCAAAGTAATAAGTGAGCCCTGCCTGCAAACCATTCACGGTCGCTCGGGTGACATTGCCAACGTTCGTGTGGTATGGGTAGTTCCGACTGGCATTTCCGTAATACACAATCGCACCCGTAACCTCGGGATCCGTGCTGGGATCCCAAGCCAGGGTGACGCTTTGGTCTGCTAATGTTATAGAAGCAAATAACATTAAACCAACTAAAAACAATTTATTAAATTTCATCTATATAAACTTTTATTTTTCCAGATTGTATTAAAATATCATACCATCTGCCACATTTAGAACACAGAGCAACATATCTGTATATTCGTCTTTTAAGTTGTTCTAAAGTTATTTTATTTTTGGTCTTCTTATTACAATACGGACACTGACTAACCACCCAATCCGGCGGTTTTTCCAAATTATTCATATTTAAAACTGGTGGGTAATATAGGACTTGAACCTATGGTCTTCCGGATGTAAACCGAACGTTTTTCCTCTAAACTAATCACCCATTAAATTGTTTGTCCATCTATTTGGGAAGCCACATCTTCCGGTGCAATACCACGAACTAAAGCCGTATTCGTTATAAGATTTCTTTCCCAACATTTAATTTCAATAGAATTTATTTCTTTATTAGATAATGTGGTTCTCTTTTTAATTAATTGTTTAACACTATTTTTGTGTTGTTTCCACTCAACAAGGCCTTTGACCTTTTTATCCTTATTTTTCCAATCTGATTTATTGGATATGTATAGAATAAATTTCATAATGTTTATCTTTAGAATATAAGTATAACATAGAAAAAGTAAATGTCAACCACAAATTGTATACTTATTTTAATCTTGGTCGGGGTAGTGCGATTTTCACACACGATCTTCCGGACCCAAACCGGACGCTCTAAATACTAAGCCATACCCCGATCTAAATTGGCGGAAAAATAAGGTTCTGCCCCTTATACCTTTTTGAGGTACGATCACGTTAGTACCGTGTCCCAGTACGCTTGTCTGGTTAATCTTCCAAAAATGGCGGGCAGCATTGGTGTCGATCCAAATTCCATTTAAGGAACGTAAGGTTTTCAGGACCTTCCTATAGGCCGCTATAGTTTACTACCCAAAATCTACCCATAAATATAACACACCATTTTA